AATAAATAATAAAGGATATTTACAACCACATTATAAAGATATACATACTTATATTACTTATCATATAGAAAATTATAAAAATTCATTTGATTCAATTAAATATTCACCAGAAGAATATTTTGAAAATCATAAAATTTTAAAAAATTTAATTGATAAAAATGAATTTATCAATAGAACCAAAAAATTTCATAAAAAAGACATAAATTATAAAAAGACACTTAAAGGAACATTAATTTTTTATGATAATTATACCTTTAGAAGTTATTTTGAATTTTATTTTTATTTGAAATTAAAAGAAAATATTATAGATTTTATTTATGAAAAAAATTATCCAAACTCAAAGTTAAAATTTGATTTTTATCTTCCAAAATATGATATTTATATAGAAATTGCAGGTTTAATGAATGAAAAAGAATATAGAGAAAAAATGAAATACAAAAAAGAAAAATTTGGTTCTATAATATTAGAAAATAGAGAAGATGTTGATAATTTTTTCGTTAATCTTCAACTATAACTCTTATTTTTTCATTTTTATCTAAACATCCAGTAGCAGAGACAAGGATGCAATTTTTATTGTTAATGCCTTCAACAATAGCCTTTATTTGATAATCACGAGGCTTAAAAGGAACATTTAAAAAATTAATGAATTCTCTGATTTCTTCTTCAGTTACTTTTTCATTGTTTGAATCAATGTTTTCATATTCAAATTCTGGAAATTTATCTAAAATAAGTTTTACAAGACCTCTCGGTATAATCATTCCTGATGGTGTTTGGGAATAAAATTTTTTCTTTCCGTCCCACATGCCTGCTCTAAAAGAAGGCGTAAATCTATAACCATCAACATATACTGAAAGAATATTCATTAATTTTAATCTTAAATCAAGTCCTTCATCAGTATCAGGAATTTCAATAATAGAATAAGAATAATTTATATCTCTAATTTTCACTTTCAACCTTTATAATTTCAAGTTCATAATCTTTTAATTCATCAAAATAGCATAATGGAAGTCCTGAAATATTATAAGCTTGTTCAACATTTGAAAAAACAGTATAAATCAATAAATTTTCATTATTTTCTATCTCTTCAAATATTCCATAAGCTGATGGATGAATTTGATTTTTATACCATCTCTTAAATCCATCACTATATTGTTTAAGAATATATGAAACATCAGAATTTTTATAATTTACTAAAATAAAATTACAACCAACATATTCTAATTGAATTTTCTTTATTTTTCTTCCTAATCTAAGATCAATCGGGTATCCACATTGTTTACATCTGCCATAAGCCAAATCACTCTTAAATCCACCACGTTTGTCAAAATTCACAAAATCTGAAGGATACCCCTGTCTCAAACAATTTGGGCAATATGTTGAATTATCATCTGTTTTTTCATAGAATACTTTAATTTTCATTTTTTGCAATTCTTCTTTGTTAAAAGATAAAATCATTTAATTCTCCTTTTTACACATATATCCATGAGCTGGACATTCACAATTTATTATTCTTTTAAATCCATAATATTCCTCGTTGTCCAATTTTGGACACTCGCACACTGGAAGCATATTCCAATATGTATAAAAATTCTCGTCTTCTTCAAAATTCCAAAGTTTTTGTAATTTTCCTTCTATATATTCAACTTCTTTGCCAAGTCTTTCTGCTTCTTTTTCATAATCTTCTTTGGAAAATTTAATACTATTTGTATATAAAAGTTGTGATTCTTCTAAAGCATCTTTTAATTTTTTATAAAAATATTCCAATTGAAATATATTTTCTTCAGGAACATTATTTTTAATTAAAAGTTCCTTATTTAATTTTAATTTTTGTATTTTTTCTAAAACAATTTCATCATATTTCATTTTTTCTCCTTAATTTTTCTTATATATAATTATATATTAATTTTTAAAAAAGTAAAGGTTATTTTGAATTTATCGTTTTTTCTTTTATATTTTCATCGTTTTTAATCTTTATAGATGGATGAGGTATAATTAAAGCAAATACAATCAATAAAACAACCATTTCTGTAAAAGAAATTTTATCTTTTGAAAATAAATACATAACCCCACATAATATAATTGTTATCATTATATAGAACGCTACATTTATAATTGTTGCTTCTTGCATTATTTTACTCCTAAAATAGATTTCTCAATTTCAATACATTTTTCATATGAATCAGCTTCATCTTTATCTTCTCTTACACAAATAAAGCTCGGGTGTAAAAGAGCTTCAACTTCTCCATTTTTCCAGGAAAGTCCTCTACAGTTAATTGTAACAATTTTACCAATCAACTCGTCTTTATGTTTTGTAATATAGTCCATATCATCTTCTGTTAGCCCTCCAGCTTGAACTTTAATTTTACCATCGGAACTTTCGGCTAAAACTCTATTAATAAAATTTTCATATTTTGTTCCAGGTGTTCCATATTCAAACCCTGTAATTCTGAAATCTACGTCAAAATTTATTTTAACTTTTATTTGATGATTAGGTTTTTTATTTTCAAATTTTCCACGTTTGCTTTTTACAACAGTTCCTTCACCACCTTTTTGAAAAATTTCTTTAAAATGCTCTAGAACTTCCTCTTTTGTTTTAACTGGTCTGGTAGAAATTTCTAAAACATTATCTGCTTGCCACAAACATTCTTTCAAGTTAGAATATCTTTTATGATATGGAATTTCACAATAACCTTTACTCCAATCTTCAAAAGGAATTAAATCCCAAGCTACAATATAAATATCTTTTAAAAATTCAGAAGGCTTTTTACCATATCTTTCTATAAAAGCTTCAATATCTTTTTCTTTTAATTTTCCCTCTTTCTTTTTAGACATAATTGTTTTAATAGAATTTATTAATCCATTAGCTTTGTATCTGTCAAAATTTTTAACAAGTATTTCACCTGTTATAACAAATTCATCATGGACAGGAGAAAAATAATTGTGTTTAAAGGCACTTTCTAAATGTAAATCTTTACCATTTCTGGCAAAGGTTCTCATTTCCCCTGTTTCACAATTATAATAGAGGTTACAAAACATTCCATCAAGCTTTTCCTGTGACCAGACTTCTCCCTCTTCAAGAAGTTTTTCAAGTTTTTTCATATTATAAGGAATAGCTCCCATGTAAGGAGTGATAGGAATTAAATTTTCAAAAACTTTATTTATTAATTTAGTATTAATACCTATTTTAAAATCTTTTTGAAGAATTCCGTCAAATACCCAAGCATCCTGTTCATCAAGTTTTTGATAAATATATTCTACCTCATCTCTTGCAGCATTTCCTGTAATTTTTCTAAGCCTTAAATTATCAAGAGTATCAAATATTATGTGACTTGAATGTTCTAAAGTAATTTCGCCTTTGTTTGAAAGTTTATCATATTTTTTAACATAATATTGATAAAATGGATTATAAGCATAAAATAAAACTTTTTTAAGAAGTTCATTATCTTTATGCTGTTTAAGTATTTCTTGTTTTTTATTTGTTGAAGATGTTTCTTTGATTTGTTGAAGTATTTTGTAGATTTTCATTTTAACTCCTTAAAATTTTTTACCTCTTAGCATTTCAGAAATTTTTATAAATTCTTCTTTTGCTTCATCTATTTTATTAAGATCTTCCACTTTTATATTTTTCCAAGTAGAAAATTTTAAATAAGTTTCAATACCTTTGTCACTCCAATATTTTACATCAATTTGAAAAATTTTGTCATAATCTTTAGGTTTCAAAGTAAACCCGTTAACATTAGAATAAAAATCATAATTTTCAGTAATATAAAGAATATTTTTAATCATTTTTAACAATTTTTCATTGTTTAATTTAGTTTCAATTTCCTCAAGATTTACACTAACATTATCATCAACAAGTTCTTTTATTTTATTAAAAGATTTTACCCATTTATGTCTTCCACCATTATATGGATCGCGAATTTCTATTTTATCATCTTTATTCCAAGTGTGGCCATAACATACAGTTTGACCGTTATAAAAAATTTTGAAGCCACTTTCATTAAATTCTAAAGACAAATTATCAAATTTTTTAGATACCTCTTCGAAAGCTTTTTCGATATTTCTTTTAAGTGTTTCATTCATTTTAACTCCTTAACTTTTTTCTTATAAATAATTATATAATAATTTTTGAAAAAAGTAAAGGGTTTAAGCTAAATTTAAGGAAAATTTAAGAATAAAAGAAAGAAGAGAGTTATTTTTTAGAAGGAATTTGAAGAAGAGTATTAGAATTATTCATCATAGAATATGGCATATAAACAACGTTTGGATTTCCTTTTAGATTATCCATCATTTTTTCATAAATTTCCATTTTTCTCCATTCAATTAGTTTAGGAGATATTGATTTTGCAAGTAATATGTTGGCATCATGTTGACGGCGAATTTTCTGCATTTCAATATTATACTGTGCCTTTGCTATTGTTTCTTGAGCTTTAATTTTTTTAAGTTTAATTATATTCTCAGCTTCTATTTTCTTAATTTCAAGTTCTTTTTGTTTAGCTAAAAGAATAGCATCATTATATGTTTTTGGAAAATTAAATCTTCCTGGATTAAACTGAACAACTTCCAATGGAGTTGATTTGAAATCCTCTTGAATTTTATTAAAAATCTCCCCAGCAATTTTTTTATAATTTAATCTTACCTCATCTAATGTATATTGACTTAATACCTCTCTAACATCTCTTATGACAATGGCTTTGCCATATGTTCCATAGATTTTATAAAGAGAAATAGAATTATTTTTATCAGGCTTAATATCATTAAATAAAGCATTTAAAATTTTAGGGTTATTTTTAACCCTTACAACTACTCTTACGTAATCAGCTTTTAAATCCATATTATCTTTCATTCTAACAGTGACGGTTTCTTGAAACTGTCCTGTAGTTGTATCTAAAAGATAAATATTATTATAGCATCTTTCAAATGCATTACAAGTAGTATACCATCCTGGCTGAAGTATTTCTGGTTTAAATCCTGATTTTGTCATCATCTTTCCAACAGTCCCTGATGAAACTTTCTCTTTATGGGTGCAGCCACTAAACATAAAAATGCTTAAAAATATCATCATCCCTAAAATTATTCTTTTCATTTACTCTCCTTTATATTAATATGAATATCATTTTGTTCTTTTGTAATAGACTCATCTAAATTTTTGTATTCTTTTTTATAGTTGAATACTTCAACTTTTTTAGGCAATTCTTGTTTTCTTTCTTGATAAGAAATATTTGATTGATAATTTTGCGAATTTCTATACTCTTTTGTGTCAGCAAAATTAATATTGAGCCCACTAATTAAAATGCTAATAAACATAACAGCATAAACAATTTTTATACTCTTTACAAGTAAAAGCTTTATTTCATCATTAAATTCTAAATTTAAAAATTTACTTAGAAAATCCTTTTTTATGCAAATTAATGATATCCAGCAAAAAGCTGATAAGAATAAAATATCATATATTGCTCTTGTCCACACATATGTGAATTCAAAATTCATCTATAATTCCTTTAAAGCGGACATGAATTTATAATAGTTCTAACAATAACATTGTTTTTATAAATATAGGTAATAATTACTTTCCAACCATTAGTAACATTGTTTTTAAGTTTTGGATTTTCACATATAACTGATGTTATTTTTCTTTTAGCACTTTTTAAAATTTCATCATTTATCGAAGCATCATCATTATAGATATAATCAAGAAAAATTATTCTATCTTCTTTACTAACACTCACAGTTTGGCGAGCATTTTTAGTAATACTAAAATTATTTACACTGATACTGTTAGCATATAAACCTGTAACTACACATAAAAGTAATGCAAAAATAAATTTTTTCATTTGTTTTTTCCTTTTTTAATAAGATATATTGAAACAGCTATGCCATAAAGAACTGAAACTATGCTTGCACTCTCTAAAAACTGAACAATATTAAGTTTCAGCCAATAATTTAACCAATGTAAAATACCGCTAACAAAAATAAACACAAACACAAACGAAAATAAATCAAACCAAAACAAATCTTTTTTACTCATTATAATACCTTTATAGAATTAATATTTATAAATGTTTTTGAAAGAGGATACAATTTATCCGCTTCTAAAATTTCACACTCAACTTTATAAGTTACAACATCGTTATAAATGTAAATTTCAGCAGAATAAGGTAATCCAAATAATCTGTTAATTTTACTCCAAAAATGAAGTTCTATTCTTACATTTAAGTTATATTTAGTTAAAAGTCTTTGAATGTCTTCCATTGTTTTACATTTTTGAACTTCTTTGAAAAAATCCATTTTTTACTCCTTTAACTTTTCTTATAAATAATTATAATATATTTTTGAAAAAAGTAAACTATTTTAAAAAATTTTTATAAATTTCTTCTAATGAAATAGGCGTAAAATTTATATTTTCTACTGAAACATTAAAATGAGGTATTTCACATTCTTGACAAGGATTTGCACTATGTGTATGGCCATGAATTAATAAATCAATATTACCAAGCTTTTTCTTAAATTCTCTTAAAGAAGTATTTGTGTCTAAATACACTTCACAAAGTGGATAATGACAAATGCCTATTTTCTTTCTATTTACATTTAAAATAAAATAAGCGTTAGTGCTTTGAAACCCTATATCTTTATACCATTTATCTGTTTTATGGTCATGGTTTCCATAAATTAAAATTTTATTTCCATTCATATTATCTAAAATTCTTTTGGCTAAAAATTTTTCTGAAAGCATAGATTCACATTTTCTTTTATATTGATTAAATCCTACAAAAATGTCTCCAACAAAAAACACCGTGTCTTTTGGTTTAACGACACTATTGTATCTTTTTATCATTTCTTCAATGTATTTTTCTTGAAATTGCTTTCTAACTGGTTCATATTCAAATATATTTTGATGAAAGAAATGATAATCACTCACAAACCAAATCATCTTTCTTCCATTAGCGTAATAAATGCTCCTGTTAAAATATAGTTCACAACAGCACTTATCATTCCACCAATTACCATATAAATAGGTGTCATAACTACACTAAAATGAGTAAAACTAAACCATTCAATACCTTGAACATCAAAAATTTTAGCACATAATAAAATTAAAAAGACAGCTCCTGATACATACACAGCAAAAGATGATACAATTGCTAAAAGAAATGTAATAGCACTTAAAGTGCCTAAAATATATTTTTTCATATTTTCTCCTTATAAATAATTTACATAAATATTTGGAATCTCATCAAGTTTTTCTACAATTTTTAATGGAACTTGATTGATTTCAGCCACCCTTTCAGGTGTATTAAATTTTAATTCTGATTTCATCTTTTTAATCCAATTTATTACACTTAATGTATAATCACCCTCCTTATTTTTAATTTTAGCCAACTTACAGTAAATCTTTTGTATCTCTTTAACCATTCGTGGATTTATTTTCATTTTATTTCCTTAATTTGTCTCACATTAATACCACATTCTCTTAGAAAATCAATACCATCTAAATTTTTATATTTCTCTTTATAAAATACTCTTTTTATACCCGATTGAGCTATTAATTTTGAACAGTCTGGACAAGGACTTAATGTAACATATAAATCACAGCCATCTGTAGAAATTCCAGCCTTTGCAGCAAAAGCTATTGCATTCATCTCTGCATGAACAGTGAATGGTGATGTAACCAACACTTTTTTAAGTTTTGGATGTATTTTTCCACAAGTATTACAATAAAAATTTACATCATCGCATTTTCCTACATCTTTTGAGTTACAATATGGACAAACTTCTATTTCATCTTCACAAACATTTTTATGTCCTGAAACTGTCCCGTTATATCCACAGGAAATAATCCTATTATCCTTAACGAGAACTGCCCCCACCTGTCTTCTTTTGCAATAAGATAAGTTTGCAGTTTCTTGAGCTACATTCATAAAATAATATTCTTTTATCATTTTAAACTCCATATCTATTTGCAAATTTAGCAAGTTTTTTAAGAGCACTTTGTTCTAATGCTCTTATACCTTGTTTTGTTATCCCCATAAGATATCCTATCTCTTCAAGTGTATATTCTCTACTTTCTAAAACACCAGCATCAATTAGTTCATTTAATGCATGCCATTTATCTTTTCTGTTTTCAAATTCATCCAAGATAATTTTCGCTTCTTTTAATGTCATTGTCATTTTAACTCCTTAACTTTTCTTTTAAGTAATTATAATATAATTTTTTGTAAAAGTAAAGGGTTTAAGCTAAATTTAAGGTTAAAAATCCCAATCTGATAATTTTGTTCCCTGGAATTTCTTAAAATGCTTATTATTTTTAGAATATTCTAAAAACTCTTCAGCAAGTTCATTTAATTCTAAAAATTTTAAATAATCATACCCCAAAGAAGTAATATCCGCATTAAAAGGAAGTTTCTTTGCATATCCTTCAAATTCTTCAAGTTCTCTTTTTATTTTATCATAAAATCCTAAAATTGCTCCTTCTTTTTCAAAAGCAGTTGTTCCCTTAGGAGGCTTACCACTTCTTTCAACAATTCTATCGATATATTTGTCAAAATTTTCTTTCCCATAATAATATATTTGATAGAAAAATTTTTTACATCCATTTGAAGACATATGTTTAGGACGGACTCTAAATGTATCCATATTTGAATACCCTTCCCCTATTACATTTTTAATTTTAAGATGTTTTATATAATCTACTGTTGGCTCTGTCCCTCCAAATTTACTCCATAATGAGTCAAAACTTGCCCATGATACATATCCTGCTTTTTTATTATTTGTATATTTTCCTAAAAACAATAAATCTAAATCTTTGAAATAAATTCCTAAGTCAAAAATTTTATCGTTATATGTGGTTTTATACACTTCAGAACGATATTTAGTTTCTAAAAATTTTATTAATTGATTCATTCTTGTCCCTTTACCGGAACCAGAGGATCCCAATACTAATCCAAAAGTTTCCACTACCACTCCTTTAGAGAACAAGCATTAATTTTAGAATAGTCATATTTTGCACGAGGGCGTCCCATTTCTTTTTTAGCTTTTGTATATTTGCTTAATTCACAAAAGCTATTTTCAAGCATCATAACATTGAGACACCTATCGTATTCAGGAAGATGGTCAAAAAGTTTATTCAAATCCGTTTCCCATCCTCTTTTCTTCCATTCTTTTTCTATATAATCTCTTACCCAAAATATACACTCTTCATATGTCATTCCATCTTTATCTTTAAACATATAATCAATACCCCCTTGACAACCTGGCCCAGCAACAGTAAATTCATTTTCACTAAATTTGAATTCTTCTATATAAGTAAAATCTACAAAAACCTGATAAGCAAGAAATTCACTAAATCCGGGTATTAGAAGCAGTTTTTCATATGCGTCTTTTTGAGAAGAAGCTTCATTAACAAGATTAGCAATATTTAAATCATCTCTTGCAAATTTGACAAGCCACAGCATTCTTACAACCATATTTGGCTCAAACTCTGAAATTTTTTCGGAGTCTTTAATCTTATCAAATGCTTCTCTTACAGTCATTTCTTTTCCATTGTGTTTAACTAAATTTTTAACAGTCTTACCATCCTTATATTCATATATTTTTGGAAATCTCCAAGTATGTTTTATGCCACCCATGTTAAATGCTGAAGTATACCAAACATATTTAGGATTAGCTTTGGAAAACTCTTCAACTACATTTCTAATTTTGTCTATATCTTTTTCATTAAAAGTTAAAATATTAAACTCTTCAGGAAAATTTAAAATTCTAAATGTCTCTGATTTGTTCCAAGCTCTAAATAAAATACTCCAAAGGATTTTTTCTTCAAAAGAAAGATTTTCGTTTTTGCTAATGTTTCTTATAAGCCACTTGCTTTCTCTATCAAGTTCTCTTCTAACATTTGTGAATTTATATTTTTGAAAAATTTCATCTTCCGTCCAAGATGGCGGAAGTTTTTCTATTTCTTTTTTCTTATATATTTTGTGCCTTTCAAAAATATAATTGTGATGATATTTTAAAATATCTTCATTAAAAGTAGGACTTGCTTTTTTTATAACCTCTTTTCTAACTCCACAATATGGGACATCAGCTGGTTTTGTTTTCATCTAAAATTCCCTTTATAAACTTTCTTATTTTTTCCTTTCCAGAAAAATCATTATGAAATATATAATCAACATCAAAGGTATCTATCGTATCTTCAAAGGAATGTTTTTTATGAATAGATTTATCAGAAATAATTTTTATAATTTTAAATCCATTGTTTTTAACATATTCATATTCAATAGGCGTTCTTAAATCAGAAATAAAAATTTCTTTTTTATTAGGAAGGGAACCAAATTCAAATTCTTTTTGAATTTCTTTTTGATATTTTTCTATTTCATCATTTAACATTCTAACAAAAATTCCATCTTCTATATCTCTTAAAAAATTTAATTTTAACCAGACTTCTCTTGGAACAATTTCTATTTTTTCTCCTATAGAAGTTTCATAAGTAAATTTTTGTTCTTTTTCTTCAGGTAAATAATCTTTTTTCATCCATGGATAAATGCAGTTAGCAAGTTTTTTAAGCTGGTCACTAAAAGAGAAACGCTTATAATTGAACTCTTTTAGAACTTCTCCAAAATAATCTTTACCGCTTCCTGCTCTACCAGTTAATGCTATTTTCATATTTATACCTTAATTTGAAATTTTCTAAATGGTGAATATTCAATACTCCATTTAACTTCTTCTGGAAGCATACTAATGTCAATCATAATATCTTCAGCAATTTCGCCTTTTTTAAGCCCTCTATTTTTAGTAATAATAAATGCAGTCACAAGTTCAATATATTTTTGAAGTAATATATCTTTTACATCCCAGTTTTCAATTAAAAAATCATTAATCTCCTGTCCTGCTTTATAATCTGTTTCTTTATTGACAATTAGTTTACTTTGCATTCTAACGATATTATCATGAAAATCTCTAAATTCTTGAGAACTTTTTACAGGAAATATAATACTGTGTCTATTTTCCAAATTTAATTTTTGTTTATCTCTATTTTTTAAAACATCATAACCCTGTTGTCCTGTAAAATCATAAAGGTGCATATTAGTGCAAAAATGTGTATATTCACCTAATTTTACTTCTGAATCAATATTCTCCCTAAGCCAATGTGTAACAAATTCTTGTAAATAAGTGAATTCGAAAATATTAATAGAACCAAGCCCCCAAATTATATCTCCACTTCTACTAAACATATTAAGATTTAATCTTTTTTCATTGTCCACAAAAATATTTATAAGTTGGTTGCAAGGTTGATCTTTTGTGCTTTCTAAGTGATACACATACTCTAAGCTCATGTCAGTATCTAAATCAGGATTACCAATATATAAATTTGCTCTTCTTGTAAATAAACTATCTTTTTTAAATTTGTTTAACATACTTTCCATCTGGCCAAATCTATAAAATCTTTCGCCATATCCTCCTCTCCATGTTTCCCCATCATCAGAAAAATCTCTTGCACGAGGAAGAAAATGAATGAGATACGGATCTATTAATATAGAACCACTCATTACCCAAAAGGTTTCAGCTATCATAGCAAATATATTATTTTTTCTACCCTCTAATGCTAAGTGTCTTGCTCTTGGATTTTTCTGAGAAAGAACAGCATTATAAATGACATTTATATTGCCATTTCTTGATGGTGTTCTTGCCCCCTTATTAATCAAATTATCAATTGCATTAAATACTACTTCATTTATTGTTTCACCTTTTATTTCATGAATCATCTGAACTCCTATTTTTATTATAATTATAACTTATTTTTATTACAAAGTAAATTGCCATTCTGACAAAATATCTACTGTTTTGTTGTTATCTTCTTTCTTTTCCACACAATCACCAAATAAAAAATTTACAAAAAAATCTTCTCTCTCAAACGGCGAAACATCATATAACTCTGTTTCTGTTTCTCCATTACATTTCATCAATTTCAATTCTTCAAGATGTTTTCTCTGCCCTAAATTATCTCTCCATCCTTGTGACTTTTCAGCCCAGTCAAGTCTCCTATTTTTCCCTGTTCTTCCATTTGTTCTCAAAAGATAGTGCTCTATATCATCATATAGAAAAAATACTTCTATCGCTTTATCAACATTAATGTTTCTCTTTTTTAATGCTTCATATGTAAATACTTTGCCTCTATTATTGAAAAAACCTTCTTGTATAAAATAATTTATGTCATAATTTTTAAACATATGTTTTATAAAATTAAATCTACTTTCCTGTGTTGTAAAATCAGAAGTATCTAAACTTATCCACTTTTTAGAAGTATTAAATCGTCCTAAAATAAACATTTTTCCTAAAGAAGTATTATAAATTCGTCCAATTTCTACTTCTTTTTTAGCTTTCATAGAATAGTATATCACAAATGTAGGATCACCATATTCTTTGTCCAGATATTCTATTAATCGAGTTATTCTTGTTGATTTGCCTGTTGCATTAGAACCTAAAACATTTATAAATGTATGATTAACTTCTTTTTCTACTTCTGGCTCTATAAGTTTTCTATTTTTAAATTTACCCAAAGATGTAGATCTATTTTTGTTTTTTTCTTTACTTTCATACCAGGCTTCTATTTGTCCCTTATCATAAATAGTCTGAGGAAGTAAATAATTTGACGAATCAAACCATTCTCTAAATGGTCTAGGATTATCCTTTAAAGCTTCTAAAATGATGTCTCTCACAAGTCTTAAAGCATCCCTTACTTCATTTATTTTATTTGTTGATCTAATGAATCTAAATTCTATAGTTCCTACATCAATTAAACTCATGGGATTTATAAATGGCCTAGCTATTAAAGATAGTTTTTTGCCATCTTTATTTATTTTTAGTGTATCTTTTAATTCCTGAAAATTTTTAGCTCTATTTATATTTTCAATGAAAATTTCAGAAATTCTTCTTCCACCATCATTTCTCAAATAATTTTTGGCCTTTTTATAAGTCTTTTCATCAAGATTTAATTTTTTGAGTTCATTTTCATCAAAGGGATAACAGGCTTCAATTATATCTCTATGATTTTCATTAACATAATTAATTATCCTTTTAATTATTTCTATATCTTTATCCCATTCAGCAATTCTTGTATGTATGTGAAAATGAGACATACAAGATACGCCAAAATCATATTTATAATGGCAGAATATTTTTTCAACAAGTTTTACTGTATCACATATTCCATATTTAGGAGCTGTGTTAATTTCAGCACCAACAGGAGGATTAATTCCTGCAGGATCAACAGGAACATTTTTATATGGCTCTTTTGTATTTACAATATCAAACTCAGAATGTTCAAATTCCCCCAAATATGATGGAAGTGTTCTTTCAATATCAGGCAATTCTAATTCCAATCCAAAACTTATATCACTATCACAAATGTCCCATTTATTCATTATATCTCCTTATAGCATCCGCCACGCTTAGCTTGCATTTTCTTTTTTATAAAGTCATCAATTTCATCTTTATCTCCATCTTTTTTAAAAATGGCCAAATAGGTTCCTGACTTTTGTTGACATCTAAATTTTATACCAAGTTTTTCATAAAACTTTCTTGCAGTTTTTTCAGAAGAGATTCTAATATAGGGTGTATCAACATTTTGTAAAAAATGTTTTACTAATTTTTCTCCTATATGTTTTCCTCTGTATCTTTCATCAACAAATAATAAATCAAGAGTTGTCTGTTTTTTATCTTTTGTGGCCTTCTTTGCATAAAACCCTAAAATGTCACCATCTTTATATACAAAGAATTCATCAGGAGGTCTTGCATTTATTTTTGAATAAAAAGTTCCAGCATACTTTTGACCATCACAGTTTTTCAAAAAATTCTGAATTTCTTCCTTTGAAACTTGTATTATCATATAATTCCTTTAATAATTATAATATGTTTTACAACAAAAGTAAATTAAATCTTTTCTATCTTTTCTTCATATGTAAGTTTAAATTTACTTTTATCAATACCAATTCTAAAATATTCTTTTGGAGTAGTTTCCCTGATGCCATCCCATAATAAACTCCAATCCACACCATTCCATTCAGGATGTTTTGAAACATTTTCTATGTCCTCGGCAAGTCTGTGAATATAATATCCAACGTATCTACTATCTCTTTCTCTAAAAGTCTTTTTATATGCACAGGCTACTGTTTCAATAGTAAAATTATCCACAGGAATATTTTCTTCTTGAAGTTTTTCAAAAATTTCTTTTTTAGTTACATCTTCAAGCCATATTTTTTCATCTTTTGTAAAATTATGAACAATTTTCTTTCTTTTTCCGTTTTCAATTATTCTTTCTTTTTTGGACCACTCATCCTTTCCAAACGCAAAACAAAGCCCATGTGTATGACTTTCTGCATTCTTTTCTCCAAGAAATAAGGTAGTTGGCTCTATATTATATACTGCTACCTGTTTTAAAGCTTGTGCCCAGTTCCATACAGAAAACCTTCCAAAATGTTTTATAGGTTTATAGATAGTGTTCCAAAGTTTATTAAAATTCTCTTCAGGTGAACTATTTAATAAGTCATCAAAATATTCACTCTGAGATTTGCCATTTAGCATATTTTTATAACTCTCTACTGTCTCAACAAAAAATTTTCTCTGTTTTAATTTATCTGTCTGAAAGGGAATTTTATACTGAGCCCATTCCCACCATTTTTGAAGTCTTTTTATTCCAGCTATTTCAAGATCTGGATATTCATTTATAATAAGATACGCTGAGGGTAAATGATATGTTACAGAAGTTAAAAAGCAGAACCACAGTATCTGCTCTTTATTTAGTTCAAGTCTATCAACAATATAATTGCTTATTGTAATAAAAGGGTCAATATCATTAGCATATAACATCCTCTTATAATAATGAATAAAATCATCAACTCTACCATTCATATTCTTCCTCTTCTGGAACAAAGTCCATTGTTCTATCTATTTTTTCTAAATCGTCAGGAATTACCTTTTCTATATTTTCTATTAAATTTAATTCTTTATCTGCTCTTAAAAGAATATTTTTAGTGCTTGCTATGATATAGCCATTTTTCAATGTGGCTTTCCATTGTGGTCTTAAACCATTTCTAAAATTTATTAATTTACCATTTGGTGCCAAAAACACAGCAGACGCAGAACATCCTGGAAATTTTTGCAAGTATGATTTGTCTCTTGTATTCTTAAACCAGTGAAACAATAGTTCTGTATCATTTTTAGTTTCGCATAATATATTATAAGAAGTTTCCCAAAGTTCAGGTGGCTCTTGAGAAATAACACCATTATGAACAATAAATCCTTCTTTTTCATTTCCAATAGGCTGAGGATAGTGAATGTCAGATGTAGAATATCTTATGTGAAAAATGGCTCTTATTGAATTATTATATATTATTTCCGATAAATCAAATTTTTTAAGAAAAGTTCTTGGAGGAATATTTTCTTTATAAGCATTTAATTTTCCATTATAAAATGCAACTCCAGTAGCATGACGCCCTCTAATTTCCGACTCTTCAATAACTCTTTTTATGAGTTCCAGCTCCTTAAAAGAAATAACATCTAATTTTACTCCTACAACAGCACACATTTATTCACCTCTATGCTTTTATAAATTTCTTCCCAACTTAATCCAAAAAAATTGTTTATAATTGTTGGGTAATAAAATCCATATACTTTTCTTCTATCTTTATTCTTTTCATAAAATTCATCTATAATCTCCAATTTATCATCAATTAAAATGTCAACATCCACAAGCCACTTTGAATCAGTCGCTATAAAATGAGCATAAGGAAAAAATCTTTTTATAAACTTCTTTTTTGAGTCATAGTGCTTCCCAAACACAGATGATATAAAAGCAATTTCATGATTTTCGCTTAATTTTTCAATAAACTCTTTAGCATCTTTGTATGGCTCAACATCATCATATAAATCTTCCTTTTCCCAGAATTCAAAAGGATTTTCGTGCTCAGAAAGATATTTTTTAACATTATATCCAATACCAGCAGGAAGTTCTACTTTATGTCCTGTTTCCTGTTCATACCATTCTAACCATTTTTCTAAAGTTGGAGCCACCGTTAAATCTACATCAATTCCTATCCTCATAATAAAGCCTTTACACGTTAAGCTGACGGTTGTCTTCGTTTCCTTTTTCATCTACTTTCTTATATTTTCCTTCTTTATAACCACCCTCTACTCTTTTATGATTCAATGCATTTTTCTTGAAATACCCATTCCATATTCTATCCTGATCAACACCTAATTCATAGCACATAGAAAGCATAAGTTCTTGAAAATAATCTGGTATAGATGCAAGTATAAATTTTGCAAGTGCCAATGTTTCATCAATAATAGAATCATTTATTTCATAATTTTCATCAAATAACTCTACAAGCTCATCTATTGAATTTTGCATTAAAAGCAATGATAATGCAAAATGTAAAACATCAATTATTTCAATGACAGCATTTTGTTCATCAAGTTCTGATTTTTTCCACCAAGCCCAATTTGGTTCAACGCTTTGAAGCAATTCGCCATATTCGCATAAAGCAGCTTTTCTAAATTTCTTTTCTGGTATTTTTTCAGCCCAGTCTTCTCCTGAGTATTTTTTATTAAGTTCTAACTGTGCTTCAAGCAATTTTCTAAAATCTTGTTTTGAAAGTGTATTCTTCATTTCTTCTTCCTTTTTTTATAATTATAATATGTTTTTAATAAAAGTAAACTAATTTCTAAATCAATACTTGTATTCTTTATCAAAATATACGAGATTGTAATTTGCATATTTTTTATCTAAATATTCCTTTAAACCTTTAATTATATTTTCATTATCTATTATGCAAGAATTAATAATGAACTTATCATCTTTTAATATGCTATAATATACAATCAATCCCCATTTTCCAAAAATCAAAAAATTTTTTAATTTATATAAAAATTTCTTAATTTTCAACATTAGTTTTTTCATTCCAAAAATCTCCTTTGAGATGATAATTTAAATCTACACCCATTTCTTTCATTTTGTATCTTATATCTCCTAATTTTTCAATAACATCCTTTCTTGACTCTTTTACATAATTTTCAAGAAGAATGTCCTTATTCATTTCAATTTGCTCTGCATATTTCATTATATCGGCAAGTTCTAAATAAAGCTCCCCAAGTTTCCTATAATATTCATAAGGATAATGCATTTTTACCTCCTTAAATAAATTTTATATAATTTTAGTATATTCATAATTAATTTTCATAAATCCTTCAGTATATAAAGGAAGCTCAAATCTTTTGGCAAAATCAATTAAAACATTTTCTGGAATAAATTTTCCATCAATTTTAGCTCTTTCTTTGTTTCTTTTTAAAATTTCATCTAAAGAAGTCATCATAACAATGGCTATTGCATTATGATTTTTAAGTTGAGATAGCCATTTCTTTCTTGATTTCCAGCTAACATTTGTCATATCAATTACAAAATCTTTGTCTGAATTTTTAAGTCTATTAAATTTTTGTTGAAGAATTTTATCAACTTCTTTTTGATCTTCAAAGGTTAAATTTTTCCAAATTTCAGAATATGTTTCACCATATCCTTTTTCTTTTCCGTATTCCAAAAGAATACCATCTCTACTTAGAACTTCCAAATCTTTAAAATTTTCTTTTATATATGTTGATTTCCCAGAATTTGGAAGCCCTATCATAATATAACAATTATTATCTAATTCTGTGTTGCAAATTTTATTATGTCCATATTTTTCTTTTTCTTTATGAGTAAATCCTTTAAAAGAAATATTACCTTTAGCATCATATTCTGAGAATTCATAAAGCTTTTCATATAAATCATAATGTCCATTAATGAAATATTTTTTAATTTGTTTATCTGATTTTTGCCAGAATATCCCATGGTAGTTAATCACATAAAAAATTTCAAACGCATCAGACCAAGAAATAACATTTTCATATACTAAATTCATTAAAAAATCGATAGCCATTAAAGTAGAAATTCCTTCATGACCTCTAAATACAATTTTTCCATTTTCAAGCTCTTGTCTTGCGAGAGGTTTTCCAATATCATGAAGAAGTGCAGCAATTTGAATATTTTTTGAAGCATTGTTTAATCTTGCTTGATTAAACACAAGCATAGTATGAGTCCAAACATCCCCTTCAAGATGATACGTTCCGTTTGGATGAGTAGCAAATTTTAATCCTTTTTCATAATTTTCTTTAAAAAGTTTAAATATTTTTTCCATTCTAACTCCTTTTAATTCACTTATCTGAGCCTCTCTAAGGAATAATCTTTTATTTTTAATATATAATTATTAAAATCACTTAAAAGCTCTTAGAGAGGCTCTAATAAATAAACTATTTATAATATAATTATAATATAATTATAATATAATTTTTTGAAAAAGTAAATAGTTTAAGAGATATTTTCCAAAAATTCTCTTGTTTTAAAAATTTTCATGCAATTTTAATAATGCTTATTTTGTAGTTTCAATCCCTTTTTATAATTGCTCTTCTATGTGTTGTATTTTAAATCATTTTCTACAAAATCATAAACTTCTTTAATGACTTCTTTAAGATAATTTTCCAATTCTTTTATTGGTTCGTTCTTAAAGAAAAAGATTTCATTATCAGTTGCACAAGCTCTTTCTATCAATTCTTTAAATTTGCCATCTTCTTTCAAAACCTTAAAAATTAATTCTCTCATTCTGTGGGAATATTTATCATTTTTAGTATGTATTCTTGGACCTTTTATTGATATTAAAAATACAGAATCTTTTTGATTTATTTCTTTATCCCAAATATCTATCTCTTTACCAACAATTTTAAAATGAAATTCTATGTCGTCAAGTTCAAATATAACAGACTGATCAATACTATATTCAAAAGTTAATCTTGTTTCTTTAATTTCTTTTCCTGTTCTTGGTAAAATAATATTCATTTCTACTCCTTAATTTTTTTTTATAGATATATCTAACATCCTCCCAATCGGCTCCAAATTCACTATAAGTTTTTACCTTCTTTTCACATTTCCAATTTTCATCATCTTCAAGTTTTTGACATTTAAAAATTGATTCAAATTCAAATTTGATAGGTGCATATTTTTGTAAAAATTCCTCCTTTCCTATATGAATTTCATTTTTAAATTTTGTATTATTACAATCAATTTCAAAAATATGAATACAATTATCAATATCGTTAATATTATCTAAAATGTATTTTTTAATTTCTTCAAACGTGCTAAATAATTTTAAAGAATTATATCCTTCATAACAGTTTGAATCTGTAAATAAAAACATTTGTTCTCCTTATAGATTTTTTAAAAATTCTCTTGCTTTTGACAATTTAAAAGTATCTTTTATAATTTTTTCTTTTAATAGTTTCTCTAAATCCTCTTTTTTATTTGCTTTCATTAAAACACTAAAATAAGGATGCTCTTTATGTTTTAAAGCAAACTCTTTTCTTTCTGTTTGAAATTTTACTTTTAATAATTCATTCAATTCATTATACATTTTATCAAAATAGTGAGAAACTTTATTCCTTATTTCCTCAATTTTATTTCTTTTTTCTCCCTGCGGTAATTGTGATATTACATCATCTATTGTTTCATTTATAATATGTTCTATTAATTTATTTTCAACCAAATTATCAGGACTAATTAAATGATGAAGTGTAAAATACCATTTAGTTTTCACCTTTCTAAATTGTCTTTCAAAATTTTCGAATGGATTCATTACCACCCACCCTTCAATATCTGTAAATGTTTCTTGTCTTTCTCTTAATTCAGTTAAAGTTAAATATTCAACCTGTGTAATTGGTAGATCATACACAAATGCTATATTTTTCACTTTATCATATTCTAAATATTCACCTGTAATAATTCTTCTTGCTTGAATTAATTTTAATTCTGTTTTTTCATATGGAACAACAATTTGATTAAATGGGGATATTAATTCAAAAAATAAAAGTATTCCTTCTTTATAACAATTTCTAATTGCGTTTTGGTATTTTTCATTTTTATTAATTATTTCTTGTGCCAATTTTGCTTGCTCAGAAAAAAATGTTCCTTTTGTTTTAGCAAGGAAGATTTCATTACCTTTTAGGTTTTCAATATAAATGGTTTGAATTAAACTCCCATCTAATTTTTCTCTTGCTTCAAGTCTAGCATTTTCCCATTTTTCATCATTCATTGTAAATGGATTTTCATTATCATTAAAGAATTTGTGTAATCCTAAATAATAATCTTTTGTTTCTAAATTAATTGTTAAACCTCTTAATTCTAATGCAAAAGAATCTTTAGCAAAATCAGAATAAGAAGCCAACCTATAATTAAAAATTCTAAATGGTGTTCCATCTACTACTTCATCTTTATAATAGAAAGCATCATTTTCTTTAACTATGTTCATTGCTCTTTCAAATAAATGATTCATTTTAAGCTCCTTGACACAATATATGTGTGCATATTAAAATTTCTATAAAAGCACAAAATGCTATTACACTTGATGTAAACCTAATAAATTCATCATTATTATCTTTTAAAATTAATAATTGTAATATAAAAGTTAATATCCAAATTATTAAAAGAAATGTTGTCATTTTAACTCCTTAACTTTTTTCTTATATAATTATAACATAAAACAGGTTATTTATCAAGAGACTTTGTTAATTTTTCATACAACTCACAATCTTTTTTAAATTTTTCTAAATAATAATTTTCATAAATTTCAATTAATTTTAAAGACTCATTTCGCTGTTCAGGTGTAAGATCCAACATTTCCAACCTTGTAAAAAATGTATCTAACCAATTATAAAATTGCACACGCTGTTCTATATCTTCAAATGTTAAATTTTCATTTTTAATACAATATTCACCTGTTTTAGTTTTAATTTCATTTAAAAGATCAGTAATAATAAACCAAAAGAAAGAAATATTTATTCTTAAATCCTTAATTTCATCATAAAGCTCTTGAAAGATTCTACTGAATATCGTTTTAAATTGTTTTCTTTTTACATATTCTTTTGTCAATTCTTGTATAAATTGTTTATATTCATTTGAATTTTTTAAATCAAAATAATCAGAAATATTTTTTAATTGAAAAACTTTCCCATTTAGAAGAATTTGTCCAATAGATGATTCATATTTAGTATTATCTACGGTGTTACTTATTTTTAATACTTCAAATTTCATTGTAGCTCCTTAAATTTTCTTTTATATAATTATAATATATTTTTAAGAAAAGTAAAGAGCTTTCAAATAATTTTTTGAAAAAATTAAAGAATTTTTATATTATAAATATTTAGATATAATTTTATTAATACGTTTTTTATAAAAATTTTTATTACGTTTTTCCTATATGTTTTTAATAAAATTTATTCCTAAATTCTTCTAATTCTCTTACAAATTTTTTATCTGAGTTTATTTTTTGATAAATTACCGCATCTTTCCATTCATCATTGATTTGAATTTGGCAAAAGTCTAAAACAAAATATTCATTATTTTTATAATAGTGTTTGTAAATTTTTCCAATTTCAACATTTTTAAGAATAGGAAAAATAGTGTAATATTCTACATCTATTAAAATGGAATCACAATCTGTGTTCTTTTTATTAATAATTTTAATATCTAATACTTCTTGTTTTTTTAATTCAATAAATTTTTTTAAAAAATTTTTTACCTGAATATCAGGTGACTTTGTTGTAATTTTCAGTTGATAGAATTCTCTTAAATCATCATTTTTTGATAAAATATTAACAATATAATTTTTAAAAGTTCCATAGGTAACATTTAATAAAGGTTTTAATTCTTCCCAATCTTCAGATAAAGGTAATTCTGTTTCATCTTCTATAACCTCTAATAAAGCCTCTATTTCTTCTTGTGTTAAAATTTCTGGCATTACATTCTCCATTTTATTTTATTATATGATATAAAATCATTTTTCCATTTTTATCTTTAATTTTTGTCATTTAATATTTTTAGATAATTATAATATATTTTTTAAGAAAGTAAATAAAATAATTTTTATAGAAATTAAAGAATTTTTATATTGCAGGTATTTTTAGCTACAATTCCATTAATATAGTTTATCATACAGAAATTTTTACTCCATTCAAAATGAGCACTTAAATCTAAATCATCAATACAAACTATTTCATTATCATTTTCTAAAAGAATTTCCATAGCTAAAATCCTATCATTAAAGGGATCTTTACCTATAATGTTCATTTGTTGGATTACATCAAACCATTCTTTCATTAATCTATCATATGTATCTTTTTTAAGTGTTAAATCATCATTTATAATACAGCTCCAGCTACTTATAATAAAAACTTTATATCCATTTTCAGCACAAAATTTATCTATTTTGTTGCAATTTTCTACTAATTTTTTAAAAATTTCTCCCGGAGAGTTATTCGCCCATTTTCCATCCACTTTCTTAGCATATTCTATAATACAATCATCAAAATCAAGACAGATAAGCTTTTCATTTTTTATGTTTTGAATTTCTTTTACCATTACAAGCCTTTATAAATTTTTTAATTATCTCATGTTTTTCTTTTTGTTATTTTATTCCATCTACAATTACTGCCTATTTCACCATTACTAAAAAGATATATAACATTCAGATTTGGATTTGTTTTATTATAATCCCAAAACCAAATATAAGGAAATTTTTTAAGTGCCAAAGCATTATTTTTTAATGTTTCAACATACATAGGATATTTATTTTCTACTTCATAAAATTCTATGCTTTCATCTATTAGAATAAAATATTGCAAAAATTTATAAAACCATTTTTTATTTTGTGTTTCATAAACTTCTGGGCGTATAGTTACTTCAAAATCAAACAATTCTGGTAATTCGTTTTTCCATTTATCAATAACCCAAAAATTATTTGACGTCATCACAAATGACAACCTTACTTTGTTTTTATAATTATATAATTTATCAATAGTTTCTTTATCTATATTTTCATCAATACTAAAAACAAATTTATCATATCCACTTTTAAAAGCTTTTTCTAATACTTTTATATTTCTTGTATGCAATGTGATTTTAATATTTGGATTAAATTGTTTTGCGAGTTTTGATATTTCCCAAGTTTCTTTTATAAATGAAGGATCTGAAGTATCACCACTTATTGAAAGTAAATTTGTCATATCTGCAAAACATTCAATAAAAGCTTTCCATTTTGTTGAAAAATGTGGGTTTTTATTTTCTCTAATTTTATTCCCAACACAAAAATCACATTTAAAAGGACAATCCCCACCCGCAAGTATTGAAATATAATCAAATTTCATTTTAACTCCTTAACTTTTCTTTTATAATTTTATAATAATTTTTGAAAAAAGTAAATTATAAAAGCTTTAATTTTAATTTCCCTTTAAAGCCTTTATAAATTTTTTAATTATCTCATATTTTTCTTTTTGTAATTCATTACAAATTAAACAAAAAAGTTTCCGTTGGTTTTTAACAAATTTTTCTTTATTACTGATATTACATTCAATCCAAACATATTCATAAATATCTTCTATATTTTTAGAATTTTCATTTTCTAAGGCGTCATTTAAGTTGTGTTGATTTACCAAATAAAGTCCAATTAATTTGTTCTTTGTTTTTGTTTCAAAATACTTTTCTAAATAAAATTTATCAACTTTATATCCTGTTTCTTCAAAAAATTCTCTGATAGCTGTTTGTTCTTTTATTTCATTAATCTCTTGTTTGCCTTTAAAAAAATAAGCACTTTCCTTCTTTATTTTTATAAACATATATTAAGATTTTATTTTTATAAAATTTATAAGGAACTATACCACACGCTTTTACCATCTTGGTTTCATTCCTTTAAAGAAATTATCATTATCATATTCTAACATAATAATTGGATTATCATCTAATATCACTGTGTCATAGATCTCATTAATTCTTGCTCTTGTTTCTTTTGTATTTTGCACTATCAAGCAAGTCCTTGCATTTTCTTGAAGTTTAAATCCCAAAATTATTTCTAACGCTTTTTTATCTATTTCATATGCTTCTATTCTATAATCATTAAAATTATACAAATGATATTTAGGAGGATAATCATCAGTATTTATTTCAACAACATTGAAAGTTCTTGATATTTTCATTTTTAACTCCTATATTTAGATACAATTAAATCATATGTTACATAATCTTTTAGTGGCATAATAATATTTCTACTCCTAATGACTTCTCTCATATCCTCACCAACATAAATAGGAACTTGTTCTTTTTTAATATAAACACCAAATTTAAAAAAGTCTGAAATATCATTCCAATCTTTATTATATTTTTCTTTCACGTATTCGATTTGCTCATTTGCTGTTTTAAACATAAGTTCTTTATGAGAAGCATATGCTCTTGCAAACATACTTTTACTATTTCTAATAGCATCTCTTTTTCTTTCTGCAATTACATCCACTAATTTTTCATCAGGAACAGAAAAAACTCGTGCATCAAACCAAGCACCATCAATTGGCTTCATAAAACTTTGACCAAATTGTAATGTAGCTAAACTTGCACTCAAAGAAGCAAGTTTCTGAACCCTTCCATTATAAGGGTGAGTATATCCTTTTTTATCTGGCTGAGCTGGAATTATAATTGTGATTTCATCACTTTGTGTATAACCAAACGTTGCTTGAAATTCATCGAAAATTTTTTCCATCGCTTTTACCATAGCAAATGAAAAATCATGATCGAAAGGTTTTTTGCAATATTTTTTCGACAATTTACTAAATTTGTGGCCATCAACTCTGATTACAATATGTTGATCTTTTGGAATATTGATTTCATATTGCTTTTCATATTGTTTAATTTTGTAAAGATGTTCTTTGTTCATGATTTGACCTTTTTCTATTTTGCATAAACACAAAATTCTTTAGATTCAACTATATCTTCAAGTTTAGAAATAAAATCTAAATATTTTTCTGTTTCTATTTCTTCTATACTAATATGTTCCATTTCTTTTATACAAATTTCTGCGGAAGCAACAGTTGATATAAGCTCCTCACCATTAATTATAATATTGAAATAAATTGTGTCTTTTTCTTTAAAAACACTTTCAATATATCCCATATTTTTATCATATTTGAAAATTAAATTTTTATAGATATTTTCTAATTCTTTAAAACTAAAATCTTTAAAAGTTTTCATATTAACTCCTTTAACTTTCATATAAATAATTATATAATAATTTTTGAAAAAAGTAAATGGCTCAAATTAAGTTTTTAAAAAATTTAATTAAAATAATAAATGATGTATAAACGCAGTATAATTTATAGATTAATTTGTAGATTAATTTGTAAGTGAAGAAAGTTGAAGACTAAAAGATGGTTAAAGCACCTTTTAAAGAAAGTCTTTTTTAACTCTTATAAGATGGACGAAGACAAGCCAAAATATTTCCAATATATAAATAAGGATGCCTTTTAGTCCATCTTATAAGAGTTAAAAGAGGCGGAAGCAAAAACTGTAAATTAAATCATTGTATATATTAAGGATGCCTCTTTGCCTCTGAAAATTAAGAGAAAAGTTTAAGTTGAATATCTTTTGTATACTCAACTTTTTCAAACTCTTCTGAATTAGAAAAATCTCCTAAGATTTTTAAGATATCATCTGTTAAAATATCTTCCAATCTTAATCTTGCTTCATTGTAAGCTCTTATTACTTCCATAAAAAGAGTTTCATTTTCTGAAGCAATAGATCTTGGTGGCATTACAAAATTGTTGATATAAAATGTATCTTCAATTAATATACCTAATGTTTTATAAATATTGTTTTCATCTATAAAATCATTACATTTAAAAATAATTTCATCAGCCATTGTATTTTTTGGCAATTTATCATTTATTTCTTTATTACCAAACCAAAGAGTATAAGGAACTTTTATATTTTGTGGCGAATAATAATTATTATTCAAAGCATAAATTGAATTTTTTGTATTTATAATTAAAAAGCTTTCTGCTGCACCATCTTTAGCATCAGTCATATCACCACTAAAAATTACACTAGCATTTGACCAGTTTGAATTCCAGCCAATTTTTCTAAATTGATTTGTTAATGATAAATCTAAATCTATACTTCTTCTATCAACATTTTCCCAGTAAATACCTAAAAGATTAAATCCTGTTACTTTTGTTCCAAATGGAACATCATTGAGAAATTGTTTTCCAGATGTTGGTAAAGCATAATTAGAATATTTTTCAGCATCAAAAATAATTCTTTCTTCAGCAATTTTTCCAAGAAATTTCATTCTAATAAAATTTATTGTCATTTCTAAGAATGATTTATAATCGCCATTAAAATAAACTTCCTCATACCAAACTTTACCATTTCTTATAACATACATAGCACCATTGGTATTATTTTCCTGACAATAAGCCCTATATTTTAAAGCATTACCAAGTTTTACAACATAAGATAAATCCATATGTGTGATTAATTTCATAAAATCATCATATGTCATGCTTCCGTTTTCTATCATTTCAGTGACTCTTAGGTATTTTGGAAACCCTTTAGGCTTATGATATTTTTTAGAAAGTTTAGAAATTCTATTTATAGTCCATCTTAATTTTCTATCAGATGTAGATGATTTAATTCCCATAAATACTTTTTTGTATCTATTAAACCCTTCAGCAAGTGGTATAAATCCATATTCTTCTATAAATTTTTTCAAATAATCTAAAAATTTATTTGAATTATATGCTAATCTTTGAATAGTTTCTTTATTTTTAATAAATAAAGAGTTATCTGTAATTTTATAATTAACATATCCAAAGAATTCATCAATATTGTTTGGTGTTTTTTCAAACTCATCAAAAAGCATATATCTTAACTCTTTAGAAGGAATTTCATTAAAATTAATTTTTAGATCATATTCTCTTATAAAATCTATGATAAAATTAATTTCATCAAGTGTCCACTGCCTTGTATTATAAATATCTTCCATAAATCTTTCAACAAATTCATCAAAAGACAAAGAATCAATTACAATTAATTCTTTTATAGCCTGATTAAACTCAGGATTATCTAAAAATACATCTTCTCCTTGAAGTCCATACCCATAAGTTGTCATATAATGTAACACTTGTTTCAAGAAAATCTCAAATCTTGTAGAATTTGCTACTCTTTCAAATGTGCTAAATGTTTTAGCTGTTTTTGATCTTGTAATTTCTGTTCTTAAAACTTCTTTTGCTTCCATTAAATCTTTTAAAGTAAAGTGTTGGAAATTGCCTATCACAAAAGGTAAAAGTTCTTTTAATACACTAACATCAACTTTTTCATCTTTTCCTGTATAAACAAATTTATTATATCTATTATAAGCAAATCTTTGTAAATTCATTTTAACTCCTTTAAATTAATTCAATCAATTCGTCAATTACACCTAATATACCATCACGATCGTCTTCATAAACTTCATGAATTTTTCCATCAACATAAATCACATAAACATAAGAAGTTTCAAAATCTTCAGGAATTTCAAGTTCAATTTTACTTTTTTCACAAAATTCAGCTCTTACATTTTTCCCTTTTTCTATTAATTTTCTTTCAAAATTTTTAATTGTTCCATGAGCATCACCTAACCAACTCATTTTAACTCCTTTAACTTTTCTTATAAGTAATTATAATATATTTTTTGAAAAAAGTAAAGTAATTTTTTCATATTTTTAGTGAAATTTTATAAAAATAGATGAAGACTAAAAAAATACCCTAATTTTATAAAATAAGGAAGTCTTTTTATCTATTTTTATAAAATTTCAATGGCGGAGGGTGCAGGACTCGAACCTGCAAGTCTTTTCAGACCACGGATTAGCAATCCGCTCCCTTACCATTCGGACAACCCTCCAAATTTAGAACACTATCCCGGGATAGTGTTCTGGGATATTTCACTTAAAATAATGAAGTGGCCAATTTCATTTATTTTTTAGTTACTATACCTCAGTGTCTATTTTGCTTCGCCAAACGACACCACCAAAAGCTCTTTAAATTTTTCTTAAAAAACTTAGAGAGTTTTTGTTTTGGTGCACAAGGTGGGACTCGAACCCACACGTCCTTGCAGACACTGAATTTTAAGTCCAGAGCGTCTACCAGTTCCGCCACTCGTGCAATGATCTACAGATAATCCTATAGAAGATACCTCTTTCTACACAATGGTAGATGAGCAATTTTGGCAAGGGATGATGGGATCGAACCACCAACATCGGTTTTGGAGACCGACATTTTACCAATTAAACTAATCCCCTATGGTGATCAGGGTGGGGATCGAACCCACGACCACATGATTAAAAGTCATGTGCTCTACCGACTGAGCTACCTGATCATTTGGTTGCGGGGGCAGGACTCGAACCTGCGACCTTCGGGGTATGAGCCCGACAAACTACCACTGTTCCACCCCGCATTTTGGTATCCCCAACGGGATTCGAACCCGTGTCAACTGATCGAAAATCAGTTATCCTAACCTCTAGACGATGGGGACATGGTCTGGGTGGCAGGGCTCGAACCTGCGACCTCCTGGTCCCAAACCAGGCACTCTACCAAACTGAGCTACACCCAGATGATGCCGAGGGTAGGAATCGAACTACGACCATTAGATTTTCAATCTAACACTCTACCTCTGAGTTACCTCGGCAAGATCCAATTTTAAGGGAAATTGAAGCCCCTAACAAAATTCTTAAAAAGAACTTTATTAGAAGTTTTTATTAAAGGTGAAAAGTAAATAATATTAGATTAAAAGTCTAGTCATTTAGGAACTTTATTTACCTTTAATATTTATAATTATATTATAATTTCAATAAAAAGTAAAGTTTTTATTTAAAAATTTATTTTTGGCTCCCCCACCTGGATTCGAACCAGGGACATTCGGATTAACAGTCCGACGTTCTGCCACTGAACTATGAGGGATTGGTAGTCCCGAGAGGATTTGAACCTCTATTACCCGATTATCAGTCGAGCGTTCTAACCTATTGAACTACGGGACTATGGAGCCAGGAGAGGGACTCGAACCCTCAACGACCTGATTACAAGTCAGACATTCTAGCCAATTGAATTATCCTGGCATGGCGGTGCGAACGGGACTCGAACCCGCAGCCTCTGGTGTGACAAACCAGCGTTCTAACCATTAGAACTACCGCACCTTTATAAAATTATAATTATTAATGGCTAGGGAGGTAGGACTCGAACCTACGGCCACCTGAGTCAAAGTCAGGTGTTCTACCAACTGAACTACTCCCTAATGGCAGAGGAGGTGGGATTCGAACCCACGGAAGTTTTACCTCCACTGGTTTTCAAGACCAGCACCTTAAACCACTCGGACACTCCTCTAAATTAATGGTGGAGGCGGGTGGACTTGAACCACCAGTCCCAACGGGAACGGATTTACAGTCCGCACGGCTACCAATTACCGGTTACACCTCCATAAAGGTGAGAGCTAATTTTTAAAAATCCAAACAATTTTTAACTTTAAGGAAGCTCTTTAACCTTATAATTATATTATAATTTTTAACAAAAGTAAAGCATTTTATCTAAAATACTTAATAAAATGGGAATGGAGATTTGAACTCCGGTCTCGCCCTCCATATTTTTATTGAGGTTTGGCTTCCTCTGGACTAACCACCAATTTTTAAATTCTCCATTTTATTCAGGGTAATAACCCTTATAAAAAATCTCATATTAAAATCTTTTATAAGTTTTATTATCTTTATAATTATATTATAATTTTTAACAAAAGTAAAGTAATTTTTTTAAAAAAATTATAAATAGTGGAGCAGGAGACGAGACTCGAACTCGCGACCCTCAGCTTGGAAGGCTGACGCTCTAGCCAACTGAGCTACTCCTGCAATGGTGGAGGCGACGGGAATCAAACCCGTGACCTTCTGCGTGCAAAACAGATGCTCTATCTACTGAGCTACGCCCCCTGGTATGCCGTCCAGGATTTGAACCTGGAACTACAGGATTAGAAATCCTGTTCTCTATCCAGTTGAGCTAACGGCATGTGGTGCAGGAAGAGAGACTCGAACTCTCACGTCTTGCGACACCAGATCCTAAGTCTGGCGTGTCTACCAATTCCACCATTCCTGCAAATTTATATTTATTATTTAATAAACAAATTTTCAAAAATCACCAAATTTAAGCTAAATTTAAGAAAAATTTTAAAAATTGGGAAGACCAGAGGGAATCGAACCCTCGCCCACAGGGTCACGACCTGTGTTTCTAACATTTAAATTATGGACTCCATAAATATTAAAAAGCCATTAACATATTGTCAAATTGCTCTCCAGTAATTTTATTTTTTCTATAAAGTTTTTTAATAAAAGATTTTATTAAAAAATTAGATTCTTTAAACATAATATGAATATCTAAAACTGTTTCTTTTATTTCTTTTTTGAGTTCTTCATCTCTAATTTTACCAGCTAAAATAATATTATCAACAATATATTCTGCTTCTTTAATTTTTAATTCTTTAGCCTTCATTTTAACTCCTTAACATTTTTCTTATATAATTATATAATATTTTTTGCAAAAGTAAAGTATTTAAGTTAAATTTAAGAATTAAATCTGTCAGAATAAAACCATGAAGTTTTGTCTTCATCAATTTCACCATCTTTTAGAACATAAAATCTCTGATTTGTCGTTGGTGATGATAATGCTCCTAATTCTTCTTTGTATGCACCAACTTTTATATAATCAAGCTTTTTCAAAAATTCTTTAGTAAATTTTGGAAAGTTTAATTCTCTCCCCGTGTATAAAGCTATTTTCAGATTTGGGTAATTATTTCTTATATAATCAATAATTCTATTAAGATCTTCAAAATCCCATTCTCCACCATACAAAAGAACACAAGAAATATGCTTGTGTCTTTTCAATAATTTATCAATAACTTCATTTGTTAAAGGACCTTTACCACCTTTTGGATTCCAAGTATCTTTCGAGTGACATCCTTTACAGTGTAAATCACACCCAAAAAGCGAAATAGAAAGAGATATCTCGTCCGGAACCTCTTGAAATTGAATTTGCTCATAATCATAGTGTAACATTTTAAATCCTTATTTCACTCTTTCATAGAATCTTAATTTTTCTTCTTGCTGGCGGACTTTACTAAATGCTGTTACTCTTTTCAAATATCCTATAACTCTTGTTGCATGGTCAATATTTTTACTTCTACATTTAGGACATTCATATAATGTTCTTTTATCTATATGTCCACAATCGTTGCATATAGTAATTTTGACGTTTGTTGTCCAATAATTACATCCCATTTTACCAGCTACATTTAGAAGTTTTCTGTAAGATTCTTTTGACGGATAATCAGCTAAATTCAAATGAACTGCTTGCCCTCCATCTAAATATTGTGATGTTTCTTTACCGTGTAATTCCAATCTGTCTAATGCTGATAATGATTCATCTTCTGGTGCATAAATATAACTTGAATATATGTTTCTATGTTCTGGAACCCAGTATCCATCTTTTTTATCCCAATTATAGTTTTTATTTGCTAAATTTTCTGCAGGGACGAACTCGGTATTGAATTTTACACCATATTTTTTCTTACCTTTTTTATTTTCATCAGAAAATGTTTTAAGAACATCAGACACCCATTTCATATAATCTTCGTTAGGGCTAATTTCGTAACCAATAAATTCTGAAGCTTCCACTAATCCATTAATACCAATAGTGCTAAATTGTTTATCAATAGAAATAAATCCAGCTTCATAAACAGGTAGCATATGATTTCCATAATACCATTCAACTATTTTTCTATACGCTACTTGATACTTATGAACTTTTCTGATATGCTCTTTAAGGTATTCAAGTATTTTATCATAATTTTCTTTTGGATTTTCTATATTATATTTTTTAATAGCATCCTGAATTAATCTATTGAGATTCAAAGTCATAACTCCTACAGATCCCGTCTGAACACCACCAGCTCCTAAACTATAACTAAATTCATTTATCTGATCTTCTATATCATTTTTTAGACGACAACATGAACTCAATGCAGATGCATTCTTATCCATAAAGATAAAGAATGAATTACCTTTAGACATTTCTTCAGAAAGAAAATCTTCATACTCTTTGTCTTTTAAACTTCCATCTTCATCCAATAAAATTGCAGCGGTTACAACAGGATAAGTTAAAATTGATTTAGTTCTTTCTTTGTTGAACCACTGCATAAAATATCTTTGCAGTTTATCAAGTGTTTCCCATTTAGGTTTTGACATATCTGGAAATACAAAATTTCCAAACATAGCATCGAAGTAATATTTATCATATATTGAGGTATTCCAGAATACTGACTGATATCCTCTTGCTGCAGCAGGTTGATTTAATGAATACACCACATGCTGTAGAGATTCCTTTATTTCTTCTTTATGCGTCTCTAAATATTTATCTCCATAATCTTTTCTTGCAAAATAATCAAAATACATTAGCCATTCAACTGTTGCAACAGCTCCCGCAAATTGTGCAGCAGTAGCAAAAACAAAATTTATAAACACTCCATTAAAAGAATATAGATGTTTGGGTGCCTTGGACTCCCCTCCCATCTTTGTCATACCATCTATAAGTAATGGATACATTGAAACTGAAGTGCAATAAGGTTTGATACTCGTTTCATCATGGCGATACAGTTCATGTGTTTCCAACTGTCTTATATAATCATCAGAAGTTTCTTTATCAAATAATTCAGTTATTTTATCAGTTAGAATTTTTCTATTTAACTGTATATTAAAATCTTTCCAAATCTCTGTTTCTAATGTTGCAATATTTTTACTATCTACATTGGCATTAGCATCAAATTTAGATCCTTCTGCAGCATTTTCTGCTTCTATATAATGTCGAATAAAATCGATTTTTTCTTGTAATTGCTTATCACTTAATCTTGTCATTTTATTTCCTCCAAAATTTCTTTAACCTTATCAACAGTTACATATTTACCTGTTCTATCACTATAAACTATTCCGTCAACCACATAAAATCCACAATCATAATCATACTGTAAATATCTGTCAATTTTTTTACCATTTTCTTCTATATATTTATCTAATTTTTCTATAGGATCTTCATAATCTTCAATTTCTAAATTTTTTTTAAAAATTGCATACTTTTTATGAGGATTTAGTATAAATGGATTTATTTCAAAATTCATAGAAACTTCCTTAGGAGTATATCCATTTTCAAACTCATATACTTCATAATAAGAAGGATTTAGAAACCTTTCCCACGGTTCAAGTTTCTTATTTTTATAGAATTCTTTTATTTCTTCAATAGATTTAGCTTTGTAATAATTATCATCATTTTTATATAAATACAAAAGAGGTTTCATTTTTATCCTTTACCATTCGTTTATGTCAATTTTATTTGTTTTTTCTAATTCCCATCCAATAGCCTTTGTAATTGTTTCTAAGGGCGTTATGATATTTTTATTCCAGCTATAATCATAATCAATATAGTTCATTAGTCCTGTATCCTCTAAAAAAGAATCATTTAAAAAAGCAACAACGTCAAATTCTGTAGGATTTGGTGTTTTTAATTTAGCAATAAATGATTTCATTCCCTCTTCTATTTCCTGATGATATTCTTCAAGATTCATTTCTTTTCTTAACTGATTATAACATATACCGCCTTTACTATTCATAGGTGCGCCAATTCTTAATCCGTTTTCATTTATTCTATAATATCCTCTTCCATCTTTACTATAATTAAGCTTGTTAATTTTTACCACTTCACATATTAAAGAAGGCTTTTTCTCAAAAAATCCGACTTTTGAATTTTCTATAAACTCTTGAAGCTCTTTCTGATTTCCATTTAGAATAATATATAATGCTTTGTTTAAAATTTCAATAGCATAATCTGGTGTTTGAGATTTTGCTACTTCTAATCCTGTTGTTTTAATTTTTGGTTTTTCTACAAAATAACTTCCTTCATCATAAAGTGTTAAAAGAGCATACCTTTTCTTAGCAGTCCAAAATCCTTTAAGAGCAATTTTTTCAACTTTTGCTCCCATAAATCCTTTTTTATAAGAATTAAATTTTTTTCTAATAAATTCTATTGTATTATCAATTATAGGTTGTATTTCTCCATTTATAAAATCAAGTATTTTATCAATAAAAGCTCTTTTGTCTTCATCTGACAAAGAAGTAAAATCATCAGTATTAAAATCTTCTTTCAACCATTTTTTTATAATAGGTGCAAGAGATAAATAACCACTATCGGTATCCGCATAAATCCAGCTATTTTGTATATTATAATTTTCTTTTAAATACTTTTCTATGTTTCGACCTGTCATTCTATTTAAAAATCTTCCCATGAAAGTTATACTTCCAGAAATATTTCTATTACTCACAACAGAATGATTATTGTCTAAAAACCCAAATTCAGAATTGATATTAACTTTCATAGCTTGTTGAATGACATTTTTTAATACTGCATATTCTTCAAGTGTTTTCATAAATCTTTCTTCAACGGAATATGCATATACATCATCCCAGCTTAAATCTTCTTCAATTAAATTTGAAATTTCAACAGCAGATAATTTTTTACCATTTTTATTATTTAAAATAGCTTCTGCTTTAAGCATCTTTTGTTTTTCGGTTTTTCTACCATAATAAAACTCTTCTAATATTTCAGGTAAAATTCCTTGTTCATCAATCCTAAAAAATCCCAACCCTGCAAATTCTATATTGTATTTTTTACAAACTTTTTCTATTTTATCTAAGTAATCTAAATTATTAAGAAGTTTTTCTTCATTTTCGTCATTCGCATAATCAATTATTTCTTTTGCCTCTTGAGGAAGTTTATGATAAGGTATGTATGTATCAGGGCTTAAATTAAATGCAACTTGAATAGATGGATATAGTGAGTTGTAATCATATGAGAATAACCATTCTATTAAACCAAAAATAGGATCTTTTACATAACCTCCAACTATTGGTCTGTGATCTGAAGATTCTGGCTCTGATGGTAAGACCTTTTTCTTCTCTATAGCAAGATGTGTTAATAAATCTGTCCATGGAGCAACAGTTCCGAAAACATTGTCATAATTTGTTCCCATCATTTCAGCTACTGTCTGAATAAGTTTTAAAAGACCAACTGTCTTGTCAATATCTCTCAATAAGACAATATCCATTACAGCATAATCTGTAAACTTTTCATAATTATTGACAAAAAACATTCTAATTGATTTATCCTCACCATAATCAACTTTACCCTTATCCTCTCCTAAAAATACCTTAGCTATATGATCCAATGAATATGATTTCTGATCTTTAAAAGTAAACTTTTTGAATGCAAGCATTAAATCTATAAGATAAATGCCTTTCCAAGTTACTTTTCTTCTTTTCTTTCCAAATTCTTCAAAATCTTTATATTTTGTTTCTCCAAGAGGTGAAAATTCATTTTTATCAATTCCTAATACTTCTGCTCTAATGGTTAAATATGGGAAGTCAAATGATTCAGCATTCCATCCAGTTATTATTGTAGGATTTCTCTTTTTCAATAATTTTATAAACTTTTCAAACATTTCTTCTTCTGAATTAGCAACAATGAATTTCAAATCTTTAAGATCATTTTTGTATTTTTCTTTAAGTTCTTGTTTTTTCTTTTCTGAAATATCTTTCCACATAAAAATTATTCCAGCATTTATTTTATTATCAAGTATCTGAATATGAGTAACAGGTATCTGCCCAGAAAATGTATCAGGAAACTCAGATTTATTTGGATCAATAGCTTCTATATCAAGATACCATACATTTATATCCGAATGAGCACTCTGCTTCCAGGCTTCATGCCAAAGTATAATTTGAGGTTTTAAAGTATTAAAATTCTTTTTAGATAGTTCGCAGTATTGTTTTTCTTCTTTTATTAGAGTAGAATTTCCTGTAAGCATTTTATATTTTATATCAGGATTTGTAAGATGTTCCCAGCCACCGTTTTCATCTTGAACAAATAAAACTTTTTTCATATTTTGTTTATCAAAAATCGATACTCCGTTCACATTTTTTCTAAGATATGTGTCCCATTTTTTAGTAAAAACTCCTTCAACCATTAAGACCCTTTTTTATAATTATATATTAATCTGAAGAAGAAGTAAAGCTATTCTTCCTCAAAGGCTAAAACACTTGCTTCATTCACCACAGAATAAATTTTTCCTCTAACAATTATATCATAAGATGCTTGCTCTTCAAAAAACACTTTCATATCTTTTTTTACAAATTTAACATTTGGACCAATCTCCTTTACAATACCTTCTGAAAGATCCTTATTAGCTCTTTGTTTAGTTAGTATAATACCACTATCTGTTTTAACTTCTTTTTCACTTTCAATTTTTTCTATAAATAATTTTTCTCCAGTTGGTTTAATCATTTCTTTTTCCTTTTAAATAATTTTTTTAATAATTGAGGATAATTATCCGCCTTTTTTTCAAAGCACCAAGAATTGCAAATTCTTCTTAAAACTCCAAAATCTATATCCTTTTTTCCAAATAAAAATTCATAAAACTCTTTTTCATACCCATAACAAAAAACTAAATCAACAAAAGATTTATATGTTTTCCAATATTTAATTATTCTATATTTTTTCATAAATTTTCCTGGAAAATAAATATAGAATTTTAAAAAATATTTTAATTTTTTAAATTCTTCTTTCATAATATTCCTTATATTTTAAAAATAGATTGATTTATTATATCATCTGTAGTTTCCTCCATAATTTTAGATTCTGTATAATCAGGTGTATCTTCAAGATCCACAAATCTACTATACTCTGGCTCAAATTTTACTAAATGAGAAGAAAGATAACCTCCAATTCTATTTTTTAAAAATTTTAGCATTACAGTTTTTTCCTGCCTCATTTTTTCATTAGAAAGAATGGCAATTATTGAATCAGCAGTTTGAACAATACCTATTGAATCAGATATTGTCTCCATTCCTGCTTCTGTATTATTATATGCACTTCTATTTAACTGAAATGCTGTTAAAATAGGAATTCCAAGTTCTTTGGCTAATGCGTGAACTTCTTCGGCAATTGATTTATAGTATTGATAGCTCCCAGCTTTGGCTATTGAAACCCTTGAACTGCTCATTAATCCTAAATAATCTATTACTAAAACATCAGGCGTAAAACCATCCTTATTTTTTAATTTTTGTAAATAAGATTTAATCCTAGTAACATTTAAAACCCCAGCAGGATACTCTTTGATTCTCAAATGACCTAAATTTCCTAATGCTTCAAATTTTCTTTGATATTCTTCAAAAGATAAATTTTTTAAATCATTAATAGTAATATTTATTAAATTTGCATCTATTCTTTTAGCAATTTCTTCTTCTGTCATTTCAAGAGTAAAATATATCACATTCTTTTGCCTTAAAAGAAAATTAGCCGTTGAATTAATACACATCATCGATTTTCCTGAGTGCGATGCTCCAACAATTATATTCAATGTTTTCTTTGGAATTCCATTAGCCAATGCTTTATCTATTGATGGAATTCCCAGAGGAATTCCAAGAACTTTTTTAGTATAATAGTCATATCTTTGTTTTAATCCATCTATGTCATCATATTTTAGCCCTAATTCTGTATCAAAATTAATTGCTAATGACTGCTCAATCAATCCTAAAATCACATTAAATTCTTTATCTTTCTCAATTAATTCAGCAGATTTTAAAATTGAGTCAGTTAGACTTTGTTTCTGTATATATTTCTCAGACTCTTTATATAAGAATTCTTCATCATCAGGGATATCTGTTTTAACAACCAATTTTATAACTTCTGAAAGTTCTTTTTTAAGATTTTCAGGAATTTTTTGATTTTTAAAATAAAGAATGAAATCTTTTAATGAAGGCTTTTTTCCATATTCATCAACATATGTTTTTAATAATTTAAAAATTTCTTGAAGTTTAACATTACCAAAAATATTTTCTTTTAAAAAAGGATAAACTACACCAAAATATTTTTCATCTTCAAGTAACGCTTTTAAAATTACAACTTCTATATCGTTCATTTATCCTCCAAAATGATGTTTTACCAATTCTTTTAATTGTTCTTCAAATTCATGAAAAATAATTCCTTCTTTTATATAATTATAATATAAATCTTTTAATAGTAAAGTTAAATATTTTTCAAATAATCCAGGTTCTTTTCTGTATCTAAAATCTACTGAAATTCTATTTTCCCAAGCACCATCTAAAAAATAAATGGTTATTAATTGTTTTCCAACAGCATGTATTTCAATAGGAAGTCCAAAAAATACTATTTCATAAAAATCTTCATTTCTCTTTTTCATAAAAAACATTTAATTCTCCTCAATTATACAATTTTTAGCAGAACCATTTTCAAAAATAATTATTCCTGTTTCATCATCAAAATCAACAATTTTTGAAGAATCTATAACAGTCCAACCTTTTCCTTTAATATTACAGGTTATAGTGGAATGTTGAAGTTTTTCCATGTAAGATTTATGCTCAGCATTAATAGCATAAAATATACTTATTAATATTATAATTATAGCTAAATATTTATAACCAGGTTTAGTTCTAATTCTTTCTAACATCTTAACTCCTTAACTTTTCTTATAAATAATTATAATATATATTTTTGAAAAAGTAAATAGTTTAAGGAAAATTTAAGGAAAGTTAAAAAGAAGTTTTAAGAAGTTTTTTACCTTTCTTAGTAATAAAGCAGTCCAATCCGTTATAGACCAGCACAAAATCATTATAATATGCGTCAATTCTTTTTATACAATCTACGCAAATACATTTAATTTTCTTATCAGCAAATTCAAAGGGTTCTTTACAGCTCTTTACGCCTACTTTAGAACCACAAAGATCACAAATTTTACATTCACGTTTCATTTTATTGTCCTGTCAAATAATTATAAATTCCGATAATATTTATAAGTGCAAAAACAATATTCATATATAAAATATTTTTATTTTTTACTTCAATTGAATATTCAATCCAAAACAAATTACTAATTAAGAAAAACACAAATCCAAAATAATTTACGTTTAAATTCAATGCTATTATTAAAGCTCCTAAAATAGCTGTTACACTTCCTAAAAAATCACATTTCATATAATACTTCTCCAATTAATTCAATAACTTCTTGAACATCTTGAGGTGTGGCTTCTCTGTGAAGTGTCACACCTTGTGCATGTAAATGTCCGCCAAGACTTTTTATTGAAGGATGGGTAATATTCATCAATTTTTGAAATTTTTCTTCCATTTCTTCATCATCTATATCTTTGTGTCTTAGAGATAGTCTTTTTGCGAAAGGATAGGCGATAATATAATGTGTATAATTTGGATAATCAAATTGAACAAAAGAACTAAATTCATAACTATCCATAATAAATAAAGCCACTTTATCAGCTATCGTTATTCTTCCTTCTTTTTCCATTCTTTTAAAATATTCATCTTTTCTTTTCAAATATTCTTTGTAGTCTTTTTTAAATTCTTCAGGAATTTTATAATCATTTTCTTTAACTTTTTTATAAAAATTATTTTCCCCTACATTATAAAAAATATTGTTTACAGCAAAAGCTTTTTTCCATAAAGGGCTATCTAATCTCCACATATCATAAGTATCTATTATTTCGATTAATTCCTGAAGATTCTTATTTTGAGGCTTGAAAATATTGTCTAAAATTTTTGTAGCACAAATTGTCGTATCTATAACATATTTAAAATCATATTTTTCTTTTAATTTTTCAAATACTTGAAGTTCTTTTTCTTCATATTTGTGGTGATCAAAATATCTTATTTTCCACCCATCTTTTAAAAGCTCTATCATAGCCTTTAAATCATCTTTTTTAAAATTTAAGTCAGTAATAAAAAGTGTTTTTTCATCTGTCTTTGTTTCTTTTAATGCTTTTAAATTATCAAAGCAATCATCATAACTTGTATGAATTACTGATTCAAATTTATATTTATCCTCTAAAGCAAATCTACATCCATATCCATCTAAATCATTATGTGTAAGTAATTTCATCAATTTCCTTTAATTAAAATTCTGATTTTTCAAATTTAATACATCTATAAAAGTTACAATCTAACCAATCTTCTATTGGATAACAACTCCCACTTTCATCATAACTTTCTAGAATATATCCATTTTCTGATTTTTTAACAATATAAGCATCTATAAAATTTACTAAAAAATCATTAATAACAATATCGCCTTCAAAAATAACATTCCCATCAATATCTTTATATGGAGTTGCTTTAAAAATATAATCAACGTTTTCAGCAACTAAAATTTCTTCATAACTATTTCCATTGTCATAAAATTCTTGTGTTTCATAATATGCAATTTCTTTTGTTTTTAAATTAACAAATCCATTCCAAAATTGTGTTTCACTTTTATTTACATTAACTATAAAAAATGAATTTTCATCTTTTGTTTGTATATCTAAAATATAAAAAACAGGATTTTTAATATTTGGGAAAGAATGATATAAACTTTTTTTATCAATTAAAAATTTTTTTGAAATTATATTAAGATTTTTATGATATGTAAATTTTGTCTCACCATCTTTTAAATATGTAACTTGATATGATTTGCACCAATCACTATAATTATCTTTAATATTTGTATTATAAATCATACCTCTTTTATTAAATAAAACTTTCATATTAACTCCTTAATTTTTTATAATATAATTATATTATATTTTTAAGATAATGTAAAGGATTAGGAAATAATATTTTTTATAAAAATAATTTTTTAAAATTTGACTTTATTTGTTATTTCTACCTTTTGTATTTTCATAAATATTGCCAACAATTTCTAGATTTCCATTTATTAGATAATCAATCCCAAAATCAGAATCTAACTCAACCGCTTTAAATTGACATTTATCATCAATCCATTTTATAATATATAATGCAGGATCCTGTTTATATTTCACAATATCCCCCTCAAAAATTTCTTTACCATTTTTGTCTTTGAAACCAGTATATTCAATTAAAAATGCTTCTCTTTTTCCATTTACTGTAAATTGAACAGGATAAGTGTCTTTTCCATTAAATCTCCAGACAGTGGCAGCTATGAGCTCCCCTGTAACATTGTCAAACTCTAAATTTTGAACATTAACCATTTGTTTTTCGATATCATCCCATATTTTATATTTAACTTTTTTCATTTCTTTCTCCTTATCAATTTATCGTTTCCAACCAATAACTTCTTATTATAATTATTATTCTTAAATTGTTATTTATTTTCCTTTGATATAATAATTAGTTTCAAAGAAATTTATTATATCTTTTTTGAAATTGCTACTCTATTTAATCTAAATCTATTACCAACGTGATTTACTTCATATAATGCATTTTTTGCTTATTCCACCCTCCTGCACTTGTTAAAAATTCATCTTTTTCATTTCATTTTTTAAGAATTCAATTTCTTCTTTAGACATTAATTCTTTGTATTGTTTTGCTATTTGATAACTGCATTTATAATAATCGGAAATAAATTCTATAAAAGCATTTTCATCTTTGTTTTTCTTAGGATATTTTATATATGTCTTAGGAAGCATTTTATCAACTAATTTATATTGATAATATATAGGAATATTTTTTACAGTCAAAAGAAAAGCTAAATTAATTGTTTGAGGATTATTACTTAAAAGATTATGAAATAAATATTCAGGTATTTTTTCAATATCCTTTTTTGAGGGCTTTCCTTTTTTAGTTATACAAGAATACATAGTCCCAAATAAATCAAATTTTTCTTTTTTAATTTCTATTTCTTCAATTTCCTGCTTTTTTATTTCAACGCCCCAGTCTTCAAGCATAATACTCCTTAATATTTAAACTTTTTAATACTTGATAAATCTTTTTTGTTTTTATCATAATGTTTACATTCTAAACAATTTTTTCTACTCAGTTTTTCTTTTAAAACAAGACAGTCAAAACAGCTTCCGTGTAAATTACAATAATCTTTTACATTATTTACTGTAATACACCCTATTTCATCAAAAATTTCTTTATCCCCAGTGCAAGAATAAATAAAAAAGTTATGATTATCCATGTTTTCTATATACTTTTTCTTTATTAAATCAATAGCTTCTTCTTCGGTAATTTTTAGTCTTTTTTTAAATACCTTATAAAAATCAAGCATATAATAATCCTAATTCATAAATTTTATTTTGTATTCCTAGAAGTTTTTCATAATGCTCTTTTCTTATAAATGTTTTAACAATATTTTTGTTTATATTAATATAACTATCATAATATTTTATTTTTATAACTCCTCCTCTATACAAAACTTCGCAATCAGGACATAAATCTTTTAATTTTTTCATAACTTCATTTGATACATATTCATTATATTTTTTCAAAAGTGTTCTATAAAGTTTTTCATAACTATCATATCTCCCAAATTTCGTTAAAAATTTATCATTTACAATTAATATGACAGCTTCAAATCCACTTCTTTCTATTTTTAATGCATCTTCTGAAATTTCTTCTACCTTGAAAAAATTGATAATTTTATTTAAATAGTCCATTTTTACTCCTTATACTAAAAAATCAAGTTTTTCTATAAATTCTGTTTTTTCTTCTTCATTTTTTAATCTTTTATATTCTTGTAAAATGTCATTACAAAATTTCTCATAAAATTCTTTTTTAGCCTTTAACACTTTAATTTCATCTTTCAATGATTGATTTTCTTCTCTAAGTTCTTGTATTTTATCAAAAAATAATTCATCTTTTTTAAGATCTTCTATTTCTTTAACTAACTGTGAAATTTCATAGGAAAATTTTTCATTCATTTCAGATAAAATTAAATTTCTTTTTCTTAAAGCTTCAAATTCTCTTTTTAATTCTTCAAACTCTGATTTTTTAATCTTTACATATTTTGGTGTTCCAAACATTTTAACTCCTTAATTTTTCTTATAAATAATTATATTATATTTTTTTGCAAAAGTAAATAGTTTAAAGAAAATTTAAGAATTAAATTTTTTAAAATTTATATCAATAAATGGGTTTTTATATGGACTAAATATGACAAGTTCTCCATTCATATCAATAAATGTAACCTGAGCTTTTATAAATCCATTTTCAAAAATCCATGTTTCGCCTTTAAATGGTCCAAACTGAGCCTTTCCCTGAAAATGAGAATTTATTTTAAAATTTGCACATATTTCATCTATATATGTAATAAAATTCATTTATACTCCTATTTTTCTAAAATGTAGTTTTTTAAATTGTTTGTTTACAGGTTTACCCCAAATAGCTTTAATAATCATTCTATCTCTAAATTTTTTATCTTTATAAACTTTTTGTAGGATTTTTATTTCTCTTGTAGGTGATAATATGTGGGAAGGATAGATAAGTCTCATTGACTTATCTTTTTTGAAGGGTCTTGAATTAAAAGATTATAAAGATTTATAAAATCTATTTTTACATTTACAAGATAAAAATAAAGCCTATCTAAATTGCCTTCATTATTTACTTCTCTTTTAATTGTTTCTAAAAGAAGTTCCGGAACCATTAAAAGTCCATCACCTTGTTTTAATTCTGAATTGATGTATTTCTTTTCTTTTTCCTCAGTGATGTCTAAAAAATTATAAATGCATCTAATTTGATTTAAAATCTTTTCAATCATCTTTGAAATTTTTTCAATATCTTGTTCACCAAGATAATACTGTAATTTTTCCAAATTATATACTAAATAGAAAAGCTCACCTCTTCGAATTTCTGTATTACATTCAATATCATAAAATCTCATTCTTGTCCTTTAATAAATTTTTTTAACTTATCAAAAGACAAGAAGGAATTATCCTTCTTCAGGTGATCTTTCGTCTTTTGTCTCATTGGCTTCAATTTGCTTAATAAGCTCTGAAATATTTTCATCAGCTTCTTGTCCAAAAGCATTGTTATAAATAGCAATTACTTTTAGTGTGCTTTCTCTATATACTTTAATCTGTTCTTCAATTTGTTTTATCTGCTCTTGAGCTCTTTTGATTTCTTCTTGAACTTTATCTTTATCTTCGCTATTACTCATTGCTTGAACAAGTTGTCTTGTTTGTTGTAAACTCATTAAACTTTCTGTAATAAGTATTTGATTACTAAGTAATCCAAATACCAAATCCATTTTTGTATTTGCTTTGTTACAGCATCCATTACAATTTTTATTTTCCATATTAATCCTTTTTATTTTTTTAAATTTTTCATTCTTCTAACAAATCAATATTTTCATTTTTATTTTTGTTTCCAAGACTATATTTCAATTTAATATACTCTTTAAAATCTGTATTTTTAAATACAGACAACCAAAACTCTTTAGCATTTTCCCAAATTTCTTTTTCACGCCATTTTTTATCATTTTCTACACAAGGACGGGTATACCACCCATTTGAAGGCTTATCAACATATCCGCCTTCTAAAGCATCATCCAATATTCCAAAATATGGATGAATTCCTCCATCAAATCTTATTAGATATTTAAGTTTCGTATGAGGTTTTACATATCTTCCTTTTTCAGAAATTGCTGTTACAACTTTACCTATAACATCATTACCATCTTTATCCTTTGCTTGAGATGTAGTTTTTACAATGGCACTTGATACATATTGAATTTTGCTACCGCCAGAAATTTCACCACCAGGTGTTGGAATAAAGGATCCAATACTTGTATAAGTATGATTAACCACATAAACAGTCATAGGGTGCAGAGTTAAAAGCAAATTTGCTAAACCATTTTTAGCTCTTGTTGTCTGTAGATCTGCAACATCTTTACCAGACATTGCATCATCAACTTGTTTAGCATTTATTAATCCGCCCCAACTATCAAGTATTAAAAGTGTATTTTCTCTTTCATCAAATTCAAGTTCATCTTTAAGATTTGCAATAATCTGCTTAACCTGTGTTATATCATTTTCAGGTATAATAATTAATCTATGTTCATCTATATCATTTTGTAAATTAAAATTTTCAATCATAACATCATTAATTGCAAACTCTGTATCAATATAAATAACAGTCATATCTTTTTTCAAAGCCTGCTTTACAAGATATACTGATTGAAGTGATTTACCTGATTGTGTTTCTCCTGCAATCATTGAAATTTTATGTTTAGGAATACCGCCATCAATTCTTCCAGAATAAAGAATATTCAAAGTTGCTATTCCTGTTGATATAAAGTCTTCTTTTAAGGACAAAGATTTTTCCGAGATATCTGTTATATATGTTTTTAAATTTTTATTTTTAGCTAATTTTTCGTAAATGCTCATTTAATTCCTTTCTATTCTTCTTCACAATATCCTTTTTCTTCGAATATTTCTTTAGCTTCATCATATCCTCTGTTATATCCATCATTATAAGATATGTCTACAATATCTTTAAAAATTATATCCAATAAATTTCTAATTTCCATATTATTTTCATATTCTTCGTTCAATTCTTCTAAAATCCATTTTAATTCATCAAAGTTTAATTTCATTCCATTTCTAAACTCATAGGTTTCATTTCCTTGATAAATCATAAGCAACCTTTTTTATAATTATATATCATTTCCCTACAAAAGTAAAGTTATTTTGAATTTTCTTTAAATTCTTTTATTTCTTTTATTAATTGAGTAAAGGAATTTTCTTTCTTTATAAATCCATAATAAATTAATATAAAGTTAATATCTTCAAAAAATTCAAGCATTTTATCAATATTATTAAATATAACCATATAAGTTTCGTTTATAACTATCGTTAATGTTGTTTTATCACACAATATAAAACATTTTGTTAAATCAATAACTGAATAATTAGTTTTATGTTTATCATAAAATATTATATCCGAATATTTACTTAAATCAAATAAAAGCGTTTTCATTATTTTATCTTTATATTTTCATTCATTAATCTTGTTAAAAAAGCCATAATAGGAATATATTTATTTTTAGCTCTTGAATTTTGATCGTAATAATCTGCAAGAAGAATTATTGTTTTAGCTAAATCTTTTTCTTCTATCAAATCTTCCAAATTCTTCCACACATAAGTATAAAAAATGTCTGGAGCTACAATATTATCTACAAGAGATTTAACTTTTGCAAAATCTTTATTTTTAACCTCTTTAAAAATTTCGATAAAATAATTTCCAGCGTTTAATTGCTCTTTTTCTACAACAAGCTTTCCATCAAATACATTTTTTTGGATAAAAATTATCATTTCTCTTGTTGATGGATAGTATGTTTTAATAATTTCCAAAAGATCTTTTTTATTATATTCAATGTTTTCATTTTCTAAAATAAATGTTAATCTTTCAAGTATCTGTTTTGCCAGCTCTTTTTTGTTGTTTTGATAAATCTCGTCTAAATTATATATCTCAAGTCTCTGAAGAAGAGGTTCAATTAATCTATCAGGATAATTTCCTGTAAATGTAAATCTTGCTGACTCATAAAAAGCCTCTACGTCTCCTCTTAGAAGTGCCTGAGCATTTGCTGTTAGATAATCTGCCTCATCTACTATAATAAGTCTAAAATTTCCCTGATTTGAAATTTTCCCTGCAAAATTAGATACTTTAAATCTAAATGTATCAACATTATTTTCTTTTGAACCATTTAGCCAAAGTGTTTCAGTATCTAAATCATTTTTTAAAGCTGTTGCAATAGAAGTTTTTCCGCTTCCAGGAATTGAGCCAAATAAGCCAATATTTGGTAAAGTTCCTTTTTCAACATACTCTTTAAACTTTTTCTTCATTTTTTCTGGAAAAATTAAATCATCTATTGTTTGTGGTCTATATCTTTCAGCCCAAATACTTGAATCACCTATTTTATTCAATTTAAACTCCTTTGTAATTCGCTTATCCGAGCCTCTTTAAGAAGCTTTGAATGATTTTAATATAATAACTATTAAAATCCAAAATCTTCTAATAGAGAGGCTCTAATAAGTGAATTAATGTTACAACTTAATTGGCTAATGTTTTTAATGGGAACATTAATGATACAACTTAATTGGCTAATGTTTTTAATGGGAACATTAATGATACAACTTAATTGGCTAATGTTTTTAAAGGGAACATTAACAATATAATTATAATATAATTTTTCAAAAAAGTAAACTATAAAATTTCATTTATTACATTTTTTATTTTTTGAGTCGACTCATCTTTAAATGTTATAAAAAGCATTATGAATTTCAGCTTTTTATAAATAACTTTATGAACTCTTGTATCTTTAAGTCTTTCAAATTGATCTGTAAATTTCAAATAAAAATACAAAGTATAAAACATAATTTCATTCTTTATGAACATATTTATTACATCATTTTTTGTAACAAACCCTTTTTCTTTAAGTGAATTTACATCTTTTTTTATATAACGTTCATAATCCATTGTCTTTCGTTTGAATTCTACAACTTCATCAAAATCTAAATTTTTCAATTCGTCTACCATTTTATGAAAAGAAGATGGTGTCTTATTAAAAATTACATAAAGACAGCAAACAATAAATGTTTCTTTTGTTTTTCTCCTAAATTTTTCAACAGGAAAAAAGGCTTCAAATTTATCAATTGTTGATTTTTTATGATTAGTATGAAGAAGCCTTTTATCTAAAGAATTTTGGTATGTTAAAAACATACCGTGAGAAATTTGATACAAATCATAATATTTCATTTTAACATCTTTTTAAAAATTATAATATATTTTTAAGAAAAGTAAACTACCAAACTTCATCTATTTTTTTAGGACGATACATATGCCCGTCCTCAAGAAAATAAATTTCTCCATTTTTCACAAGATTATTATAAAATATTTCTTTGAAAGTTTTATCATTCTTTATTTCTTCTGCTAATTCCAATATGTCTAAATCATATTTATCAGCATATTCCATAATTATATCCAACATAGAATAATCATAAATATCATTTTTCTTAATAAAATTTAAAATTTCCTGAACCATCTTATTCCTTTATTAATTTACTAAAACCAAATTCTTGCTCTATTTTAAAAATTCTATTAGCACTTATTTTGTTTATTATTGTTGGATTATGTGTAATTATTATTATATCTTTTTTATCAACAAATTCTGTCATTAAAATATTAATAATAATTTCTATACCCTCTTCGTCAAGAGAACTATCTAAAAATTCATCAAGAACAAGAACATTTATTTTGTATCCGTTGTATTCCATTATTCTTAAAAATGCAAATAAAAGACTTAAAACAATCCTTTGTTTCTGTCCATTACTTAAAGCGTTAAATTCTTGCTCTTCATTTCTCTTTATAATTTTTTCTTTAAGATTACTTTCTATTACAAAATTATATTCAACATTAAATTTTTCAAGATATTCATTAATATATTTGTTGAGAATAGGTAATTGTTGAGAAAGTATCTGCTCTTTCAATTTTCCTTCAACAATCAATGAAATTATCTTTTCATAATTCATTTTTTCTTTTTCTTTTTCTTTCAATTCATCTTTCAATTCTTCAAGATCTTTTTCTTTTTCTTTCAGATAATCGTAATTAATTTCAGTTAATTGAGTTTCTTCATAAATTTTCTTTTTATACTCTAATTGATTTATAGTTATCTCTATATTTGTAAGCTTATTCATTAATTTATTGATTTTATTTTGTTTTTCTAAAATTTCATTTTCTTCTTCTAAAACAGGCTCAAGTTTACTTTTATATTCTGTTTGTTTTTCTTCTAATAGTTTCAATTTAGATTTTATGTCATTTATATCTAAAATTTCTTGCTTAAATTTATGCTTGCAGTTAGGACATGTTATTTCTTCAGATTTTTCATATAAATCAATTTTTGTATTTAAAACATTTTTTGCATTTAAAATTTTATTTATCTTTTCTTGTATCTCTTCTTTTTTTGCAAATATTTCAAGCATTTTTGTATTAAGTTCATTTTTTATAGAAATTTTTTCTTTTATTTTAGATTTTGTTTCTAAAAGAGTTTTAATCTCTTCATCAATCTCTTTCAATTTTTGGTTTTTATTTTTTACTATTTCTTCATTTTGTTTTTCTATTTTTTCATACTCTAACTTCAAATTTTCAATATTTTCACTCAAAGAGTTTATTTTGTATGAAATATTCGTTATATCTGTTTGAAGTAAATTTCTTTTTTCTTTTGCCAGCTTCACTATTATATTAAAAATAAATGTGTTAGTCAAATTCTGAAATATTTCTTCTTTTTCCTTAGAGCTTAAATCCATAAAATTTTTCATATTAGAAATATTTGCTCCAAGAACAACAATCTGTTTAAAAAGAACTTCATTGAACCCTAAAATATCTTCAAGCTTTTCCTGATAATCTCTTGAATGCCCATCTTGTGGAATTAATTTCCATTCATTACTTTCTTTATGATATATTTCAAAAATAGAGGGCTTTAACCCTCTGATAATTTTATAATGTTTATCTGTCTTAAATTCAACTTCAACAAGAAGTTCTTTTTTATTTTTATCATTAATAAGAGAACCTAATTTAACCTTTCTAAATGGCTTTCCAAAAAAAGCAAACATTAATGTATCAAGAAATGCAGAAGATTTACCTCTGCCGTTTTTTGCCACAACAATATCAAGTCCATTTTTAAAAGTTATCTCAGTAAAATTATTCCCATAAGAAAGAAAATTTTTAAATTTTACCTTTTTTAATATCATATCACACCTTCATTTGTCTCTGTGCTTCTTCTATTAATTCTTTAAGCACTTTTTGTAACTCTTTATCCTTAATATTATCTAATAATAATTTTTTAGGAGATTTTATATTTTCTTCATTTGTTTCAATTTCTATTTTAAAAGTTTTATCAATAAATGCAAAATCAATATTTTCTTCTTTTAAAGAATTTATAAATTGCCAATTCTCTTGTCTATCTTCAAGAAGATAGACTTTTATTTCATTACCTTTTAAATTTTTAATAGAAATATCTTTTTCTGATCCGTAAATTGTTTTTCCAAGAAATATTTTTATGAATTTTTTAGAGTATTCATTTTTTATTAATTCAGTTTTATCATTTTTTAAATCAAGTATATAAAATCCTTTTTCATCTCCTGAATCATTCCAGTCTAATTGATACGGCGTTCCAATATAATGAACAACATCTTTTTCCTGCTTTAAATGAAAATGGCCAGAAAAAATCTTTTTTCCTCTAAAAGGAAGTTTTTTATAATCAAGTCCATAGTGATTTTCTATTCCGTGAACAACTTCAAAATTTATAAACTCAAAATGACCAAATAAATAATCACAATTAAGGAATTCTTCTTTAATTTTTTCCTTTCCTATACGCCATGGAATTATACCAAGTTTTTTATTTTCTATTTCTATAAATGTTTGCTCTTCAATATAATTTATGTTTAAAATCTGTTCTAATATTTTCAATACAGAATAATCTCTTGTATTTTTATAATAAATGTCATGATTTCCTGTTAGAACAATAAAATTTCCACCCCAATCATCTAAAAGCTCTTTAAAATCTTTTATAAAATCTTGAAAAAATTTTATGTCAATTATCTTTCTATTATCAAATAAATCACCTAATTGGATAACAGTATTTATATTATATTTTTTCAAATAAGGGAAAAATTGTTTTTTTAAAAAAATAATTTTGTTTTTATAAAATTTTTCAGAAAATCCCTTTTTTCCAAAGTGTGTATCACCAAGTAAAGCTATCATATTATCTCTTTTGTGCGAAGTTTTTACAAGATCCATCTTTTATTAAAATTTTTTTAAGTTTTTCATCGAAGAAAATATCACCATTTAATTTTAATTCATTTGTAATAAATTCATAAAATTTTTGATTATTTTTATTTCTTATGTCAATTTTATCTTTTAAAAATTCATTCAGAATGTCACAATCAACCATCCCATCATAAATCCCTTTGTTATAATAACAATTTTTACATTTTTTCATATATATCCTTTAAAAATATTTTTTATACTGTGTTAAATGTTTTATCAAATTTTTCATTTGAAATATATTAAATTCACCACAAAACCTTGTAAAAGAATAATCCTTTCTTTCATGATTTTTAAAAAGTTGAAATACAATCTTTCCATCTTTTATTTTTTGATTACAAATATAATTATTGTTCTTTTCTATTTCTTTAGATATTTCTTGAGGATGCAAATTTTCTATTTGCATCAAGGCACTTTTATACTCTTTATTCACGAATATCCCTTTTTTATATAATTATAATATAACTTAACAACAAAGTAAAGTAAATTTTTGATTTTTTAATTAAATTTTTGAAGTATTTAAAGAGATCCCGGAGGGGGTAGAAAGGTTATAAGTTTCGTATGAAGTAGAAAAATATTATAAGTGATCTTTATAAACAATATCTTTTATTTCAGCTAAAATCTCTTTTTTAATTGGATCTTTTATTTTCTTTTCTGCTTCTTTAAAAGAATCTTGTATATCATCTTTTGGAAATTTTTCAATAGCTTTTCCAAATTTTTTCACAAATGTATTAATCATATTGGAAAAAATTCCATTTACATCAACGCCAATTTCATCATCTTTTTCATCCATAAGAAGCTTTATGATTTCTTTTTTATTTTTACTTCTATCACTTTTAGTATAAATTTCTGTTATAATGTCATTATACAATGTATCAACAGATGTTAAAATTTGTCTAACTAAATTTTGTTCTACTTTTTCTATAATTTCTTTTATCATTTATTATCCCTATAATTTTTTTAAATCTTTTTCTAAATTTTTTAAAACATTATTAATATCGTCATTAAATTTTTTAGAAAGTTTCTCAAGCTCTTTTCCATATTTGTTCATTAATTTATAATAATAATTTTTTAATTCACTTTCACTATTTTCCGAATATTCTTTCAAAAGCTCTTTTAAAGATTTTATTTTTGTAAGAGATCTTTCACCTTCTATAGAAAGTTTCATTAAATCATTGTGTTGATTAGCACCCAAAAACAAACTAAAATTTTCCAGAGTAATATATACTGAATCTTCATAAATGCTTGCCATTTCATTCTGCTTTAATTTCTCTATAAGTTCTTTTGTCATTTTCACCCTTTATTTAAAATATCCGCAATTTTCATAAAATCTTTCTTTTCAATTTTAAATTTATTCCCATTATAATTTAAAATCAATTTATCGCCGATAAAAAGTATACTTCCTACATGCTGATCAAACTCTTGTATTAAAACTTCACACCCAATATCTGAAATAGCCAATGTAAATCTTTGTTTAAGTTCCTTGTCTATTTCATCAACCATTTTTTCTATATCTTTTGATTTGCATCCGCCAATAATTCTTTCAATAATTTCTCTGATCATCACTTTCCCTTACAAATTTTATATAAAATATCTATGATTTCTTTTCTTCTTTTTTCTCCCCAGTCTTTACATTTATCACCGCATCTATTATAGAAAAAATTAACTCTCTCAACAGCTTGTTTTAAATCTTTTGACGCTTTACAAACTATCTCTGCTGTTTTTTGGGCAGGCATATCTTTAGCAAAGGTTCCTTCAGGAGGAGTCCATTTAGGTTTAACGTTATTTACCCATTGTTCTTCTTGTATTTTTTGAAGTATTTCTCTAATCATTTTAATCTTTTAATTTGCTTAAATCAAAGAAAGAATGTGTGAATATAGGTATTTTTCCTAAACCAGTTTTTTCATCAAGCTGAAAGCCAATAATAGTTCCAGTTTTTCTATCAAGTAGCACAAAAAATTCTTTTCCATTCTTTTCCATCGTTGACCAAAGGGGATTTTTATCTTTTATATCTTTTACATTTTTAATTAGCTCTTCAACTTCGCTTCTTGTCACCAAATCAAAAACATTTAAACCTTCATTTTTATTTTCTTTAATTTGTTTTAAAAATTCTTTAATCATATTTTCCTCCACTTTTTCTATATCTTTAATTTTAAATTCATATTCTTTACCATCTTTATCTGAAGCCCAAATAGTATCACCGTCAATCTCTTCAACATGATACCACTCTCCATCAACCAAAATCATACTTCCAACTTTTATATCATTCTTTTTAATTGATTCAATGAATTCTTTAATCACAAAATTCCTTTCTTTTCAATTTTATTATAATTTTCATATTTTTAATTACTCGTTTATAATATTTAATGTTATTATATCCGCCATTATACCTGCTTATAGATTTAAACCATGGATTTTTAAATCCTTTTTTTATAGCGTTTTCATAATTATATATAAGATAAAATGTTGTTATTTTAATATTAAATCTCAAATCACTTAAAAGGATTTGAGCTAATTGTAAATCTTTATAATAATATTTTTTATAAGGATTAAATTTTATTTTATTATATTTTAACTCTTTATTTACCCATTTTAATACTTTTCTATTTCTACTTTGATTTCCTATATTTTTTAACATTCTATTTTGATATTTCTTTTTCAAATAAGAAAAATATTGAATATTTTGTAAATATTTGCTATATTTTTTAAAAGCAAATTTATCTTTATGTAAAAAATAGTGATATTTCTTAAATTGTTTAGGATACTTTGAAATAATAATTATTGCTGTTTCAAGTTTAACTTGTCCAACACCTAAGGATTTTAATATAAATGGCTTTTCTTTACCATTTAGATAATTATCCCCTACAAGTTGCTTTCCTGCTGAACTTTCCGTTAAAATTATTGAACATACAGTATCGTTAAAAACATGTCCATCTATAGCTTTATACTTTGATGAAACATTATAAGCTGTTTTTAAAACATTTAATTGAATTTCATCAAGTGCTTTTAAATTACTAAATAAACTTCCCAAAAATACTAAAATAAAAATTAAATTTTTCATTTATCTCCTTAACTCATAATTACTTTACGAAACTCAACTTTTTGAACTTTGCAAAATAATCGTGAGTTTTATGTTTTAATTTCCGTGTATATTTCTTTTTATTTTTAACTTTTCTTGTAGAAAGATTAATTTCTCTACTTATATGTTTTTGTATATTCATATCTCTATGTATATATTTTTGCTGTTCAAGTTCTTTTTTAATTTGATTAAGAGTTTTCTTTTTCATTTTTACTCCTTAATTATATTATATTTTTTGAAAAAAGTAAAGGTTATTTTGGACCCTTACCCTTTACCCATCCTGTTCTTACGTCATTAAAAAATTTTTTCATTGTTTCATCATTCATATCTGCAGGAGATGAAGCATTGTATTTTTTCAAAAGACCATTAAAATAATCTCTATATTTTTTCTGAAGTTCACTCTCTTCATTTAATTGTTCAATTATTTCTTTTACCATATTTTTCCCTTTTTTATTTATTAAAAATTTTTAAATATTCGTCATAAAATTTCCAAACACATTTAGGTGTATTTTTTTCAAAAAAATCTTCATCAAAAATATTTTCTATAACTTTTGTTGCAGAAATAGAATTTTCATCTCTTTGAATTTCTATTACGTGTATGTCATGTCCAATCTTAACAATTTGCTCTTTATAAACATCTACTCTATCTGAACCAGCTACAACTCCGCCTATAACTGTTGGAAGAGCTTTATTTAAAATCGTTGCAATATTACCGCTTCTGGTTTCAACTATTTTTATAATACCATTTTTAATTTCTTTTTTATAACATTCTTCTAAAACCTTTCTTCTAAGTTCATTTGAAGAAAAAGTATCCTTGCTTGAAACAAGTGCTATAACAACACCTTTATATTTTTGAAGAGCTTTATCAATAATTTTTTTATGTCCATTTGTAAATACTCTAAATTTACCTATAGCTAATGCATATTTATCAGCGAACATTCTTATCAATTTAAGTTTAAGTGTTAAAAAAATATCATCTTTAATCATTTCCCAAGATTTTTTTGGATGAGTTATAGAATCTTCTGGTAATTTTTTAATTAAATTTGAAGCTTTTAAAATAATACTCCTAAAATCCACACCATCTTTACTTGTTATTCCTAATTGCTCAATTAATTCATTTGCTTTTTGTCCAACTTCTGCCCAATATATAGACTCTTGAAACGGATCTGCTTTAAATTTCTGTTTAACTTTTGCTCTATCTTCTTTCGATAACTGATATTCCTGCTGAATTTTTAAAGGCGGAAATTGACTATTCCAAAATATAAACCCCTCAGGCTTTCCTCCAAAAACAGATTTTACAGAAAGAAAAACATTATTTAAAATTTTCCAATATAACTCTATATCATTTTCAGAATTTTGTAAATCTTCTAATTTCTTTTGAACTGCTTTATCAAGCTCTTTATATTTTATTCCTTTTAATAATTCTTTAGTTGGATATAAAACTCCCTCAAAAACAATAGGAGGAACATGAATATGCATCTTTTTAGCTAAATCTGCTCTCTCATCAAAATCAAAGTCAAAATTTGTATTTGATGTTATTAACATACCATTTTTTATTTCATAAGAACTTTTACCATATGAAAGTAAAATTAGATTATAAAGATTGTTATATTGGCTCATTAATGTTGGCTTTTTTACAAGATATTCGCAAAAAAACTGATATCCTTTTGGAAGATTATTCACATTTACCTGTTTTAAAGTATCAAATATAAATTTAAACTGAGAGCTACCTATAGATTTTTTGGCCTCTTCATCAGTATTATATTCAAATTCTTCTGGATATAATACATTACCTTTATATGCAACAATCCAGTTTTCAGTATATGGTTTTTTAGAACTTGCATCTTTTTTTAGTATTAAATTGACTTTCAACCCATCTAATTTCTCTTCAACTATCTGCTGAGTTTCTAAAAAAGAAAGAAGCTTTCTTTTATCTTTTAAGACATTTTTAGCAGATTTAACAGATATGTCCATATAATTTTTCATCATTTTCCTTATTTTATTTTGTCAATAGGTTTATAAATTTTTATTTTTCCCTGAGTTACAGCTTCCACTTCTACAGGAGCTAAGTTTTCTAAATAATATATTTTTCCAATTTCACTTTTAGTTGATTTTTGACCTACTATCATTATATAAGGCATTTTATCCTTTTTAATTACATCATTTACTTTTTTTATTATTTTAGAATATGTGATTGTGTCTGTATTTTCAAAATGTTGTTTCAATCTATTAATTGTATCAATGCGTTGTATATTACCTAAAATTTCTCCATCAATATAAACATTTAAAAGATTATCTATTTCTACATCTAAAAACTTTTTATCTGTTAAAATATTTTTTTCATTATTTTTTGCTAAAGTGAGCCATTTTGTTAATTCACCTTTATTTATGGATTTTTTTATTTGATCTGGTGGAAACATTTTAGGATTTAAGGAACTCATCGTTTTTATGTATCTTACAATATCTTCATAAACGTGATTAAGTGCCTCTTTCATTAAAGTTCCGAATCTAAAATTTTTAAGTTTGTCACCACTTTTAATTACTTCTTTGAGTTCAGCATAATCATTACCAAAAGTAATATCATAAGGACTATTTCCACCACCAATAGTGATGTTTTGATGAAGAATAGATAATAAAATTTCGCCTCTTCCTATTCCTTTCCCTATTATCCCCATTAAATCGATGATAACACCTTTATATTTGGGATAAATGTTTTTATTATAATAATTAACAAATTGTTTTAAACTTTGTTTTCCTTCTGTAATTAAAGGTGGTAAATCATCAACAGAAATTTTTAACTTATTTGCTATAATTTCTCTTAATTTTTGTTTATCTTCTAATAAATCTGACTCTGCAAGCTTTACTTGTGCAGACGTGAGAGAAATATCTGTTATTACAGAATTTGATTCCTCTATTTTATGCAATGCTTCTCTTATATAACTCATTTAAAATCCTCCAGTGATTTTTCTCTAAATTTTATATTATTTAAGATATATTCTAAAAGGGATTCTCTTAAACCATAATTTTTATAATACGCATCTATTTTAGACAACCATTTTTCATAGTCTGATTTTAAAAATGAAATTTGTTTCAATAAATAATTAACTGCTCCAATTTTTATTTTATAATCAAGTTCAGGATTATCTCTTTCTAATTCCTGAGCAATATTTTTTCCATTTTTATTATCCCACAGTAAATCCAAAAATCTTCCAAAAGCCATTTTAATCTGTTTCTTATCTAAATACTTATTTATTAATTCCACAAGCCCTACAAAAGACCAAAATTTATTTTTTTCATCATTTGTAGGTTTAATACCAAATATCATTTCAAATATTTCATCTATATTTGTATGATAAATGCTTTCATCTGTTTTTAATTTTCTAAAAACAAATTTTCCATCTTGTTGAACCTGTTCATCATCACAAATTAATGGTTCATACGCAACCCTTATTCCTCTTGAAACACTAAACTTTAATAAATGATTATCAGGATTTTTAGTTTTAGAAATTTTCTTTTCCCAATTTTCACAATTTGCTGAAGATGTGACAAAAATTGCATTATTAATATATGAAGTTGCGTATGCTATGCTTCTTAATAAGTATTTGTGAAAAACTGCTTTGACCCCTGCCTGTAAATCTGTAAATGTTGAACTATGACTGAATTTGCTCCACTCTGAAGGAATAAATTCATTTTCTTTCTCTTCAAATGGAACAAACTCAAAATCCACTTGAGAGTATACACATTTATCTTTTTCATAACAATATTTAAACAAAGCATTAATCTGTTCACCTATGCTTGATTCAGTTGGTTTATTATTTCCTATATATGCAAAATTACCTATTTGTTTTCCTTCAATACTTTTAAGGAAATTCCATAATTTTCCTTTTAATTCTTCAGGAACCATTATATCAATATCTCCAGCAGAAGGCTTTAAATCTAAAACACTTGGAGAAATATCATTTTGCATCAAAAAACTTGTTGAACCATTGAAAACATAACTATTATCTATTATCTTTTTAGTTTTCCAAATATGCTCTTTATTTTGCTTAAAAAATGAATTATCTAATTCATAAAACAATTTTTTAAAATCGTTTTGAAATTTTTTTATACCTATTTCTTTTACAGGTATCTTTTGTGCTTTGAATCCCTTTACTTGGACATTACCACCCATATTTTTCCTTATATTTCTTTAGTAAAAATTTTATTCTTTGTTTGTTTGGTTGAAATTTAATACTTCTAAATGTTTTCCAATAATCGTCTGACTCATATAATTCCAGTAATATTTTTTCATCTTTTCTCAAATCAGTATAATAAATAGGTTTTGAGTGCATCTGAATTGTTGAGATTTCTACAACCTTAGTAACTGAATTATAAACATTATAATTGTTAGATATTAAAGGATATAATTCTTTCTGATATTTTTCTACGAATCCCAAAACAGCTTTGAAATATTCTTCAGCAATTTCCAATGGAACTTCTTTAGTATCATGTGTTTTCAAATGCAGTAACACAGCAGGTTTCCAAAAGCCATTAAATTCATCATAATCTTTTTCGTTACTCTTCACTCCAATATCAATCATAATATTTTTATACTCTGGTAATCCATATCTTGACGCCTTTATAATAAATGGATTTTCTTTAGGAAAATCCAACTCAATAAACCCTTTATTATTTAAGACCTCATTTAAAACAATTTCCACTTTAACTCCTTCATTTTGTTATACAAAATTATATAATATTCTTTGAGAAAAATAAAACTATCCTTTTTTAAGATTTTTAAACCACTCTTGCTCCCAGAGTTGATTATATGAGATAGCCATATCTTCTCTATTTTGTCTTTCTTTTTTAAATTTTCTTATAATATCGTGTATAGATGAAATTGCCATAGTAGTAAAAAATCCATGAGCACCACCCCATTCTTTTTCTTCTTTTAAATATTTTTCATTATTTCTTTGAAAATAATTTTTCTGAGCTCTTTTTGGGTCAAATTTAAACCAGTGCTTTACGAACTTTTCATAAGCCAACCCTCTGAATTCATCTTTCCATTCAGGAGAATAACCCGAATATTTTCTTGAAGTTAATGTATGCTCTAAAACACTTAGATAAGAATTTGTTATTTCATCAGAAGGATTTTTTCTTTTTCCTTCAAGTCTTTCTTTGCTCTCTTTTATTAGCAATTTAGTAATTTCTAAATCATTAAAATACTCCATATTTTATCCTTCCCTTTATTCACCTATACAAGCCTCTCTAATAAAAGATCTTTTTACTTTTATAATTATATATTAAAATAATAAATTAGCTCTTAGAGATGCTCTAATAAATGAGTATACTTTTTATAATTATATTATATTTTTTCCAAAAAGTAAAGTATTTAATAATATTCAAACTTAAATTCTATTTTTTCTGAAAGTATTTTAAGCTGTTTTGTCACTTTCCCACTTTTAGGATATTCCACATTTTTATTAAATTTTTCTTTTACTAATTTCTTAAATTTGTTAAAACTTGATTTTTTAATCTTTTTAGGTTTCCATTCAGATGGATGAACAAGTTGTTCTTTAAAATTATTTTTATTTTTATATTTATTTATATATATAGAAATATTTTTTAAAACATTTTCTAAATCAATTTTTTCTTTATATTTTTTAGATGAACGAAGAAATTGATTTTCTATTTTTCCTAATATAACATTACAATCAGAACAAATTACTCCTCTAATGAGTTTATTTGTTTCAGGATACATTGATTTATGAGAACCATGTATGTGATCTACTACTGCTTCAGAAAAATCAATTGTTCTTCCACAAATTTCACACTTAAAATCATTTCCTTGTAATTTTTTCTCTCTAAACTCTTTTAATTGAGAATTTTTTAGAAAAATTTTTTCCATTTAACATCTTTTTATATTTATTTAATCTTTTTTAGAAAATTGAAGTTTAGAATTTATTTTTGAGAGAATTGAAGAAGAGAAGCTTTAAAAAGCTATAGGAGATCCATCTTTATCTATTCCTATACGTGTTTTTATGTTTATCTCCCATTTTTTTGCTAGGTATGTTCTTGGATGAACATTTTGAAGAAACTTGAACAATTTATATAAATGTTTTGTTAATTGAACTTTCCAGTTTGGATTATTCTTTTTTGGAGGAATTGCTATAGCTTTTTTTATCCATTTTGAGAAAGTTTCTTCGTCTAATATAACTGCATTGTGTTTATTTAAAACATAAGCAAAATAATACTTGAAAGATGGATCTGATGAAAAAACTTGTATTGGAATATTATAAAGTTTTTTAAATGTTTTTATATCTTTATAATAAGGAAATTTTACACTTAGAAGATATGTTTTTCTTTTTCCATCAGTTCCTTTTTCACCTTTAACAAAAAAATATAAATTTACAAACAAAATTAATTTATTTGCAGAAGAATCATAGTGAATTGAATATTTAAATCCTTTATATTTTGGATCAGATACTCTTTTATATCTTTCTTCAATTCCTCTTGAAAAAAATGGTTTTTTTGTTAATTGTATAAATTCATTAACAGTTAAATCACTTTTTGGATACCCTTTTATTTGAAGTTTTTTCATTCAATACCCATCTTTTTTAATTTTGACAATTGAAAAGAATTAAAAATATGAATATCCCCTGTATTCTTTAAAGCACCAATAATCTTTTTATCAAAATCATAAATAAAATCTTTTGCAGGAAAGGTTAATCCTAACTCTTTTAAAATCTCTTCTGTTCTTGCTTTGTTTTCTTTTATTAAAAAATCTGTTTTTGTTCTTGTTGTTTGTGTATTATCTTTGTTTCTTGATTTTAAAGGACTATAAATATTTTCCATCTTTTCTCCTAATCATTAAGTGAATTTTTCTTTTGAAGCTTTTTTCTTTCTTTTTTTGCCTCCTCAAGTTTACCCTGGGATTCTAATTTAATTATTTTTTCATATTGTTTTTTTACATCCATTTTAAATCCTTATAATGTAATTCGTTTGTTTATCCAACCTTTAATGAAGTGTTTGTATTTTTTATTTCCATTTGTTTCTTTATGATTATTTAAATCATTCATTACAGTCTTATTATCTTCTGACAATGCACAATAAAACATTCCTTGAAATACATTCATCATTTTAACTATTAATTTAGGATATTTAAAATTATTTATTTTACTTGCTGTATTTGGTCCAAGAATTCCATCTTCTTTTATATTATTTTCATTTAATGTGTTATATGCTCTTTGTAAAAATTTTACAGCCAATTTAATATTTCCAGAATTCACTGAAAATTCAAAAAGTTCAGTTGAAATTCTACTGTCTTTTATTAAACTGAAATTACCCCTATCCCAAAATTCTTTTTTATAAATTTGTATAGCAGTTTCCTTGGATAAATTTTCCATACTTCCAATATAACCATATTTTCTTGCAAGAGCTTCTGTTATTCCATAATTTGTTGCTCCACCATTATCATATTTATCATTTACAAATCCTGCTTCAATTCCTAAAACAGACTTTATTGCTATTTCATAATTTGTCATATTTACTCCACTTCAACTTGTTTTTTATAACTTGATTTTATATATTCAACTAATTTATCAATTATTTCACATTTATCTGAAAGATAATTTTTTATTAATATTTTATCAGTATTTAATGTTTCAAGATAAATATCTAATTTTCTTTTAAAATAACAAAACTTATTTTGCATAGCACATTCTGAACAAATATTTGTAATATAAAATTTATCAAATTCATCTATACTAATAAATATTTTTTTATTAAAAATTAAATTGTCTATTTCATAAACTTCATATAAAAGATGTTGCATAGAAAGAATTAAAATGTTCATAATCTTTTCAAAATAATGTTCTCTCGTTGTTTGTTCAATAATTTTTAAATAATTTTTGAAAAAATCTACAAATTGATTATGTATTAAAAGCCATACTTTTAAAAAATCTTTAGAAAATATATTTTCATTTTCAAACATTATTTTCTTAATATATGTTTCTCTTTCCCTTGCTAAGTTTTCTATTTCTTTTCCATCTATCTCATCTAAAATAGGTTTTTTTAATAAATACTGTTCAAGTTCACATAAAAAATCAAACCAAACATCAAATTTAAAAAGTATTATTTCCTTTGAAGTTTTTGAAAAAGAATATATAGTATTAAATTCTATTTCCTTTAATATAAATGTTTGAGCTGTTTTATATTTTATAAATTCAGATCCTGTTAGAATTCTGAATTTAATATTGTTTTCTATATACTCCCTTGGATGAAAATTTTTATTGCATTTTACTCTCATTTTATACCCTTTAACGACACCAAAACAGGCTCCAATTGAGTTGTTATTTTAATTAATTTATTTTCTATTTCATAAAATCTTCTAATAAAATCTATTTCTATTTTATTTGTTGAATTTGATTGTTTTTCTAATTCTTTTTTTATCTCTACTAAATCTTCAAGTTCTCTTTTTATTATATTTAAACAGTTATCTATTTCTTCTAAATTATTTAAAACTTCACTTTTTAAAGAATTATTTGTATTATGTATTGAGTTTAATTTTTCAACTATAAATGGAATATCATTTATATTTGAATTCCAAGGATAAAGTATATATTTGTAAACAAGTATCCCTGAAATACCAAAAAACATAATTTTTAAATCTTCAGGAATATTATGAACAAATGTTAAAATAGGCATTATGATAGATTCCATTGCTTCACTTTCATTTTTATATTTATTTAATTACTTTCATTGCAATCATCTTCTGCACCAAGTGACGGTTTACTAAAAAATGAAGCTCCATTTACACCTGCAAGTGCTGTAAAAAATCCTGTCGCTATTACTCCTAGCCCTTCTACATTTTTATTATAATAGACTAATAATAATATACCAAACATTGTTAAAATAATGCCCCATAATGCTATCCACATCATAAGACTTCTTTGCTTTTCTTTTTGAGCCTTAGTCATCTTTATTCCTTAATAAATTGTTGTAAATACATTAGGTAATACATTTAACCCATAATGAAATTCTGTTGAAAATTTTATATCTGAATTTGCCACTTGAACAGCTAAAACAAGTGGTTTTGTTGGTGAAGTCAATGGGAAATTTATGGTATCTTCTGGAGGAAGGGTAATTGTTATAGTTCCATTGGCTTCATCTGTAATGTCTGCATTTCCTGAAGAAAGCAAAGCTGTATCATCAGGATCAAAAATTTTATCATATTCTTTTACAATAAATCTACAAATATATCCTGTAAGATCAACAGGTTTCCCAGTTGTCTTATCTTTGATTTGTAATTCATAAGTTTTTCCATCACCTCTTTTTATATCAAGAGTTTTAATAAATTTTAATTTTATTGCCATAGATTACCTTTTAACACGATAAAGTATTTTTTGAAGAAATTTCTTCTTCAATATTTTCTTTTTCTTCTATATTTGCAGAAATTGTTGAAACTTCTTCAATTTTTGCTTCTAATGTCATTTTTTGTTGAACTTCTGCAGATAATAGTTCTTTTTGTTGAATATCTGATGAAAGTTCTTCAGTTTTCTCTAAAATTTGACTATCAAGAGAAAAAATCAATTGTTTGATGTATTCAGTTGAAGATTCATCACCCCAAAAGAATGTCATGAAAGTTGATGTCATTTTATCTCACTTTATTCAATTCTCACCATTTTTCTAACAGATTTTAATGATGGATTGTTATTTTCATCATAACATTGAAAAACACCTATTTTATTTCCAGTTTTATCATAATATGTGATTTGTTTGTTTTGAAAATCAGTATCCCACGCCGGAAGTAATTCATTCAATATTTTTTCTAAAGAAAATTGAATATCTGCTAATTTTGTTATTATTTCATCATAAATTGAAGTTCCAGTATAATTTATCACAGCATAATTAGTATTATCAGTTTCATTACCTGCTTCATCAACAGCTCTCACACCAATATAGTATGTTTTTCCAGGCTGTAATTTTGTTATTCCGTCATATTCAGTAAATATGACAAGCATGTTTCCATCATAAGATCCAAGCTTCATATCCCAAATAGCAGACTCTAAATCACTTATATAAACATTATAATTTACTTCATTTGAAATATTATCAACAGCATGCCCCCATCTTATATGAATCCCATCTCCGTCTTGATAAGCATCAATTATCCCAACAGCTCCATTCCAAGTTGGTGCTAAATAATCTTCTATATTATCATTATTTGTTTGTAGGGCTAATGCATTTCCTGTGGTTTCCATAGAAACTACTACTGTCCCATCATCTGATCCAATAAATGGAATTTTTCCTCCAGTCCCAAACAAGTTTCCTGTTACTGTAAGAATATAATCTCCATTAAATGGTTTTATAACCCAGTCATTCATAACTTCTATA